CCTAGAACTTGGCGCAGATGTTGTATTCACAGGTGGAGCAAACGCAGTATCATCTCTTGATGCTATACTAACCCTTGGTACATCTGAGGAATTGTCAGCCACATCAACTAATGTATCATCTGTGGACGCCTTATTGCTACTAGGAACGGATGAAGTCTTTTCTGCCTCCCCATTGGTCCAATCAAATGTAAACGGTGCTCTGTCGGTTGGTATAGTTGAGATCCTTGCATCAACAGCGGTCACTAGTTCTATCACAACTGCGGATCTAACTATTGGAGTTGTAGAAGTCCTAACATCAACAGCAGGAGTTGTATCTACAGTAAGTGGTTTTATCATTCTTGGTATTGATACTGTACTCACCGCAACCGCAAATGTAACAACAAGTGTTGATGCATCACCGTCATTAGGTGTAACTGAATGGTTGTATGTAACATCCGGAGTACAATCAAATACCTTATCAGACTTGACATTAGGAACAGATGAGGATTTAGCATCAACATATTATATCACAGCTAGTACAGTAGTTGATGGTTTACTAACTATTGGTATCGTTGAGCTTCTAGCATCAACATCTGCTACTAGTTCTGCTCTAGCAGCGGAGTTAACTCTTGGAGTTCAGCATCCAGTTTCATCTACTGGAGATGCAATCTCTAATGTTGTAGGTGATTTAAGTTTAGGAGCAGCAGAGTCTCTATCAGCTACCATCAATATCATAAGTTATGCTATTGCTGAACCACTGATCGTGGGTGTTGTAGAACTACTTGCATCGACAGCAATTACCACTTCAATTACTACTGCTTCTCTAGACCTTGGACAATCAGAACCAATGTCAGCATCAAGTGATAGTTTATGTGAAGTTGACGCATTCTTGAATCTTGGTGTTGTTGAGGACCTTGCTCATACGTTAGTTGTCCAATCATTTGTATCTTCGCCAGAAGCTATAGTTGGTGGTCCAGTATCCCTTTCTGTTATTGTTCTTGCTCAATCTAATGTAGTTCCCGATTTAGTGATAGGAACTTCGGAGGAACTAACAGCCACCTTTGATATAGGGCATAATCTTGAAGGAGTATGGATTCGTTCTAATGTAGAAGCTGGAATTCTAGAATTGATATTAGATGGTTCTGCTGATACTCAATCTAATGTGAATAACGCTGATCTTACAATCGGAGTTGGTGAGTTCTTCTCTACGTATAACCCAGTTGTATCAGTAGTTTCAACTGCTAACTTACAGATAGGTCTCATACCTACAGAACTATCTGCTAATATCTTCCCAACGTCAACTGCATTTGCAACATTATTTACTGGCGCCCCAATCACATTAGAAGCAACTACAGATGTTGTTTCTGATGTACAAAATGTAATTGAACTGAGCGTTGGTAATATGGGGTTTGCTTCTGCTCTAATTCAAAGTGATTTACCAATGGCGTACTTAGTCCTTGGTGTTGCTGAACACTTTGAGAGTGGTACAATTAATATTGTCAGTTCTGTTACTACAGATGGGTTGAACATCAGTGTTGTAGAACTATCCGCATCAACTAGTTGTGAATCAGAAGTTGATGGATGGGCGTATGCATTCTACTTTCCCACAGCTATATCAACCTGGCAGTCAAATGTAACAGCAGATCTTACTAAGGGCGACATTGTTGACCTTAGTGGTACTGCTGGAGCAGAAACTGACGCAGGTGCAGACCCACCCGCCATTGGAGCAGACGTTGTACTCACAGCTGATTGTTTTGTAGAGTCATTCTGTGATGGATTTATATACTTCGGTCTATTCCCAGAATTCATGACTACAGACTGTAATGCTAGGTCCAATGTAACTGCAGAACATCTAATCTTAGAGCTTGTGGATTTAAGTGGAAGCGCCGACTCTGTCGCATTCCTACAAGCTACTATGGTAATGGGTGTATCTGAGGTACTAGAAGGTAGTACTTCAGTTGTCGCTGTTGTTAATGGTGAACTTCTACTGGGTCTTACACAACTTGTTGGTTCCTCTGTAACAGTTACCTCCAGTTTTCCACCAGCTTATTTGTATGTATATGTTGGACTTACAAGCAGCATTACATCTCAGTCTTACTTCCCAACACCGTACCTAACATTAGGTCTTATCACAGAGGACTTGGAAGGCTCATCAGACTCTGTATCAGAAATTGATGGCGCTATCATAATTGGTTATGTGGAGCTTCTATCTAGTACGATAGTATCAACTGTTAGTTTCCCACCCGCTGGTCTGGATATTGGTGCTGCTGAGGAACTTACTGGTTCTGCAGATGTAGAAACAAACTGCAGTGGTTTTATAGTAGAAGGTCTTATCATTGTTCTCACAGCTCTCAATAACATAATCTCCACTACTTCAAGTTCAGACCTGGCGCTTGGAATTGCAGAAGTTCTAACAGCTACTACTATAACAACTACAACAACCATTTCAGATCTAGATGTTGGTGAAGTTGAGGTACTTGAAGGGTCTTGTAACGTTACAAGTTCTGTAACTTCAACAATGATCCTTGGCGTTGTTGAACTACTATCTTCTACAACCGCAACAATTTCTATAACTAGTGCGATTATATTTGTTGGTGGTGCAGAATACATTACTGCAACCACAAGTCCAAGTACAGAAGTAGATGGAACTATAACTATTGGTGGCATTGAATCTCTATCGAGTACTGTTGGTGGTCAGGTTTATATTTCAGGATTCCCAACAATGGGTGTTGCTGAGCAGATCAAATCCACATTAGCAATCACCTCTGCAGTTGGTCCTGCAGATATGGATTCTGGTGAAATTGAGCAGGTTTCAGGTACTGCTTTAATCACTTCATTTGTAGAAGCACCATTTAGCATTGATATTCCATTTGATGCTACCATCGGTTGTACATCTGAAGTTTCTATACCAGACCTTGTGATTGGTCTGGAAACAGATCTCTCAAGTGCTATATCAGTGTTGTCCACGGTAATAGGTGGTACTGTAGACATTGGACAATTCGAAGTACTGGACGCAACATCATCAGTTGTTTGCTCAATAGTGGCTGACCTGACTATGGGTCATGTTGATGAACTCTTATCAGGTATCATTACAGTTGAATCTTATGCGGAAGCTAGTGAATTAGATAGTGACTTTCTCAAGGGATCTCTCAGACTTACACCTGATTTACAGTTCTGGTTCGATTACTTTCTAGAGAAAGAGAGTGTTGTAACTAAATATCAGATACCACATCCAGCAGCTGATATCCAACAGCAAACTGAGAAGTCATTCTTAGAATTATTATTTAATGATGAGTATGACCAACAGGGTTATAGATATCTCTATAGAAAGGTAGACAATCCTCTTCAGTGGCCAGCATCTATTAGAAGAAGAAAGATGTTAAATCCATATACAGCTAATTACTATGTAGCTGACAGTGATTCTACTGGAGTTTGTACGATCAATATCTATGATCTACAAAACGACGATTTGCTTATGATGGATAGGTTATTAGTTTATAGATTAGAGCCTCATAATGCAACATTGGTTGGAATTGATTACAATACCTTGAGTACCAACTTATCAAAAATGATCTACATTTACTTAGATCTTAAACTAAATGATAACTATACAGAATACGACCATGGAGCTCTAATGTCCGGATCAGTTGATGTATTAGAGTCTTGTTTTGAAACATATTTGCTAGATAACGTCTTCAAACACGTATCAGAAAAAGGAACATAATATAAATAGACCAAATTAAGTAAAGGAGATAGATAGTGTTCTCAATAGACGATTATTGGAAGATCCTGGAGTACTTGAAAAGCGGTACGGAAGATCCAGATCTTAGCGAATTAACTCGGAATTTAGCGACTTCTGAGAAGGAGAAGACTAATCAATACTTTGAAAATATTGTAGACCAGGCTTCATTTGCTGCAGAAGATTATAGACGTCTTCGCTCCTACCTCATCGATTGGTACGCTGCATTTCGTACTATCACTACGACACAAAAAGATGCTAATGATGTGCACTCTCTCCCTGATGAGCATCTTAGTGAATTATTCAGGAGTTTTGGTTACCCTGTAGGTCTAAAGTTAGTTCCTCTATCAGCTAAAGCAAATCTATTCCTTGATCTAGTTAACTTCTATAAGAAGAAGGGTACGCCAGAAACTATGGCTGACGTACTTGACTACTATGGATTTACTGATGCTGACTTAATTGAATATTGGTTGAGGAAAGACGAGTTTGGTAACATTGTATTTCGTGGGGTTCCTGTAAGATTAGCTGCTACAGGTAGTACAGCACTAATTGATACAGATATTTCATTTGACAGAATGACTGAAAATGATCCCCACTGGTTATTAGAAGAAGCAAAAATACTTCAACTATTTGATGAGAATAAGATTAATCTTCCATCAAAAACTCCATATTTCTCTCTAAGCTCTACATTTTATCTACATAAACTGACTGGTAATCTTGCTATTATGAACAGGATTATTCAAGATCAGTATGCCAGATATTTGAGTAGTTTGCCTCTGCCACAAGATGTGCAGATAAGAAATATTGGAGAAGTTACATCTTTATTAGAAGCATACTTAGCAACTATTTATGCGTTTGAAGTTATATATGGTGTTGTTCCTTCAAGTTTGTACAACCTACATGCTTGCTACGATGGTACTATAAATTACACTGCAACAAATCCGCCAATACCACAAAATCTTCCAGACCTATCAGAAGAGTATGAAAATTTAGTTTCTCAAGTCCCAACTGATAGAGATGATGTCAAGACTAAGTTAGAAACTCTTTGGGATGATTGGTCTAGAGATGTTAGTACCAACTTTTTAGGAGCTGCGTCAGGTACTGCTGGTCCACTGTTACAAACTATGAACCCTGTGTTAAAAGATGTTTGTGACGACTGGATTGTTTCTGGTGAAGAAGTTACATTGATGACTAACCTGTTGGGAACTCTAGACAACTGGATCAAATTAAATGTTGATACTAGAAACCCAAGTATGATCATGACAACTCTAGGTCTAAACTTTAGAGATGACCTTGAGCAAATCATAAACTTCTTCAAACCATATAGAGCAAGATTAGCATTTGTTGATACAGCTTTCTCAATGCAAAATAGATTAACTGAGTCTATTTTGTTAGATGATGCTCTTATTGATGAAATACAACAGAGTCATAGCGATGATGTAGACGTAACAGACGATCTAGAACAAGACATTGAACACACAATTGAAGATCAAGTTCTTGTATCTGGTGATGGTTGCCCAAATCCAGGATTTTACTATTATGACTCTGGTGGTTATTATGATGAAACTGTGGCTCTCTGTGAATACTTTGAAGTATTAGTTACGCCAGTTCTTAGAGATGATATCTTCATTGATTCTTCCGCAGATATGATGATCATGTTTGATTCTGATCCTGAGTATCCTAGAGGTACTCAAGGTCCGATGATGTATGATATTGGAAATGAATATGATGTTGAGGTTCAGGCTCCAATAGTAGATGATCATGTCGAGATTGTAACTATTCCTTAGAATACCACTCCTAAAACTCTTATACCATAATTATAATTATGATATTAACGGGTTAGAAACTCCATAATTGTAGAACATAATATAAAGGCGTGAGTTCGTTGAGTTTCTCTTAAAGAGAGGTATTTTTTATGAACAATGGCTCTTCAGTAAAGTATCCAGGTCTCCAGGAATGGGTGATCAAAAGACTTAAGGCTGGAAAGACACCACCCTCGCTTTACGAAACTGCAGTCAAGAGATATGGGTATGAAAGCTCTAAGGACCAGTTTTGTAAGTATTGTAACACAGTCAAGACAAGACATGTAGTAAAACTCCCTCGAAAAGAACCAACCACAAATCCCCAAGAAATGGTCGGAGACGACGTTTCTATTGTCCTCAAAAAATTGAAAAAAGAAAAAGAGGTTGATGTAGTTGAGCTATGTAATCAACTAAATTGTCCTCCAAGAAGAATCAATGAGATTGTCGAACATTTGAGGTCGAAGGGATCTGAAATTTCCGTTACAAATGGTACAGTATTTTTAAATACTGACATTGTAGCTGATGTTGATGGAGTTGATCGAATATCAGAAACTGAAATTGTTTTTGGTGTTGCATCGGATTTACATTTTGGTTCTAAGTCTTGTCAGATCACTGCTCTTAATGAATTTGCAGAAATATGTAGAAAAAAAGGGGTACAACATATATTCTGCCCAGGTGACGTTGTAGCAGGATATAACGTCTACCCTGGTCAACAATTTGATTTATACGGATTGTCAGCAGAAGAGCAGGAATCATCTACGGTAAGAAATTTACCCCAAGGATTTACGTGGTACATGCTAGGTGGGAATCATGACTACGCATTTATCAAAAAAGGAGGAGGACACAACCCACTATTATCTATCTCAAGCCAAAGAGAAGATGTACAATATGTAGGGTTTGATGAAGCTAATATTCCCATACTCCACGGAGTTGAAATGAAACTCTGGCACCCGTCGGGAGGAGTTCCATATTCTATATCCTATCGACTACAAAAGGGCGTGGAGCAAGTAGCTTACCACGAATTAACAAGAATTGTTAGAGGTGCAACAGACAGACCTACAATTAGATTTATCTTATCTGGTCATTTGCATATTCAAATGCAAGCTCTATTTGGAAGTATTTTCGGATGTCAATGCGGGACATTCGAAGGACAAACTAATTATTTAAAACGCAAAGGACTCACGCCAAATATTGGAGGATATATTGTACAAGCCTCGTTAGGACAAAATGGTTTGTTAAAGAACTTCGACGCGAAATTTTATGTATTCGAAGAAATAGAAGACGACTGGCGACAATATAATCATTCAGTTGAACAACAAAAAATAGAGAGACCAGTATTTGCAGCATAGACTGGAGGGGGACGATGTCCCCCTCTACTTTCTCTTTGCTGTCCTTAACTCACGTTTAAGGATCGTAACTGCAGTGGAAATCAGGTATAATCCCATCAAGACTGAAAATAATGTTACCGCTCCCATGTACTGTACTTCATGTCCCATATATGAAAAAGTAACACCTTTGAAGTATAGCATTGAAAATAGGGTTATGATAACACCTCCAATCGCTGCGTTCATCGCGCCGATAAAGATGAAGTGTATATCTAAATCTTTCTTTTCCATAATCGTTCCGCCCTTTCATAACCAAATGCTCGGATGGCGAGCGTTGCAATCGCCCCTTGTATAAATCTTGATGCCGCCATAGCTACCACATCACCCTTAAACATTGACGTATACTCCAGAACTTCCCACAGTTTCTTGATCTGTTCATCTGGTCCAATGATTGGTCCCTTTGAAATTCTATTTTTCATCTTTAACTTCCTCCTCTATCATATACGTATTTTTGTCAATTTCATTTAGTTATGGAACCAAAACACTGCAACTCAAGATCATCTAGTTCCTTTAAAAGTACGTCGTGTTCATCCAATACTTTTTGACGTTCCTCTTCTGTCTTTGCTCGCCAAAATTCGCTTATCAACTCCGCACCCCGTCTTTTTATCTTCAGGAGTTCTGAGCGACCTTGTATCTTATCCATTGTACCTCCTGACAAATAGAGATTCATTCCTTCTGTTAATTAATATATATACCAAGAACATAATATAAATGGCTCGTTACCATTTAACCAACTGACTTTAAATAAACATAAGATCTTAGTCAGTGATCTTTAGGAGGAACAAATGGTGTATAACAATCGTTTCGTAGCTGTTGTAAAATGTAATGGTAAAGTCCTTCGTGAGAGGGGTGATCTCGTAACCCTTCCTTTTGGTTCTGAATACTCTCTCCTTTTAAAGAATCTTGAGTCCAGACGTTGTAGTGTCAATATTACGATAGATGGTCAAGATGTCCTCGATGGTTATTCTCTAGTTCTGGAACCAAATTCCGAAACCGAATTACAAGGATTCCTTCGCGGGAGTACAGTCCGTAATCGGTTTAAGTTTATCCAGAAAACAAAACAAATTCAAGACCATAGAGGTGATCGCGTAGACGATGGAATGATAAGGATTGAGTACGCATTTGAGGTACGCAAACCAGAAGTCAGAAAAAAGACCATCATCACAGAACGTAAAGAACGTCGTAGAAGATATTACTACGATTATAACCCTCCTCTATTTGATAAGGATTGGGGATGGGAAGACAGTGGTAATATTTATGGCGCTTCTACTCACAGACTCATTGGATCATCTTCTGATACATTTACTTGTAATTCTAGTGATTCTCCAAAGATGTCAAGGGATATGAACGTATCAAACTTCTGTTATCAGAGTGATATTTGCGAGGATTCTCTTGATGATGCCCCAATGGAAGATGAAGGAATCACAGTCCAAGGATCTCAGACTTATCAAGGCTTTCATTCAACAACTCTTGGTGCATTAGATCCTGCTGAGACCATCATCATTCGATTGAGGGGGACTAAGTCTACTGGTGGTAAGGTAACTGCTCCACTCACCGTCAAAACGAAATTGACTTGTCCTACATGTGGTAGAAGGTCAGGTTCTCGCGCACGGTTTTGTGCTCAATGTGGAACTAATTTAGAAATTTAATCTACAGGTAACGAGCCATTTTCAAACAAAAAAATAGGCGGACCACTAGATCCGCCTATTTTCTGTTATACTAATGTTGTCAGGATCATGAGATTTCTTGACAAACATTAATACACCCATCAGGTTATGACCCCTCCCTGTACCGTATGAGTACGCTTGAGGAACCATTCTCCAATGATCCGGGAAGTAGTAATCCCCAAACAACATCCCAATGGTATCATCAATTGAAAACACTAAATCAGGATTATGTGTATACGGGTTGATTAGTAAAAAGTTGGCGACTAAAAGTAGCTCACCTTCAACATTAAAGTCAACAAACTTCATAATTGATTTTAAGTATCTGCTGCCAAACTTTGGTTGCATAACACCATCATAATTGATGACAGCGGGGTTAAAGTTTTCATAATCTTCCATTGTACTAAGGAAGTCTCCGTGATGCCATTCTGCGTCTGGATAGATTTGTTGGTTACGTTGAATGATAACTTCCTCTCTATCCACACCATGGAATTGACTGGGTTGGATAAATCCGGACTTAAGTAGATGTCCAAACTCTCCTTTCAGAGCTCCATGTTTATCAAAATGAGCACCACACATTGTCCAATACTGTTTTTCTTCTGGTATCGAACTTACCCCAAACGTATCTCGAAATAGATTGATGATAGTTATGGAGCGGGACTCCACCTTTTCAGGGGAGTCCCATCTCGCGTTCGATACGTAGTGTGGTTGTAAACTACGTGGCATCTGTTACCTCCTATACTCTCGCGGAATGTGTTTAAATGCCTCTGGATTGTGATTTATACAACCAGCAAGTCTTTTGTGGCCATTTTCAATTAACCACGTGTACGTTGGTAATTTACCTCCATTTTTACTAGCCAAGTCTTCTGCAATCTTTACCGACTCTGTAAGCGGTCTTGCTCTGGAATCCTGGATGATATGTTTAAATAAATCTGGCTTCTTTTGCTTACACCTGACTACATTTGAATAGCCGTTTTTCACCAACCACGCAATATGTTGTAATTTTCCCCCGTTATTTTTTGCTAGATCTTCAGCAATTGCGACTATTTCATTGGGAGATTTTCTAGTGTCTTGTGGGATGTGTTTAAACAGTTCTGGGTGTTTATATTTGCACATATGTAGACCACCATACCCGTTGTGACATAACCACCAGTCATTGGGTAGTACACCACTATGTTCCTCTGCTATCTCCTCTGCTATCTTAACCCACTCAAGTTTGTCATCAATTCGAAGTTTTCGTTCCCTCGGAATGTGCTCAAAAAGATGAGGATACTTGTACATACATTGGAGAAGCGGTTTAAAACCATTCTTCCTCAACCATGCGTGAGTCTGTAACTTACCATCATTCTCTTGAGCTAGTTTCTCCGCTGTTTCTACATGTTCATTTCGTGTTGTGAGGTCACGTTCTTGTTCCTGAGGTATGTGAGCAAACAAATGAGGTGATGCAATCTTAGCTTGAGCAAGCGCTTTATATCCATTTTCTTTTAACCACTTTATTGATTGTAGAACACCGTCATTTTTCTCTGCAAGAACCTCAGCAATTTTTACCCACTCGTAGACAGACTTTCTAGAATCGAATGTATTTCTAAACTCACTGAACAACTTGATTCCAGAAACGTCAGTACCAAACATAAGAAGACCATCATAAATATCATTTTGCCAGATCTTATCAAATCCAGCCTCTAACATGAACGATAAATCTACACTTTCGGCTGTCCATCCAGGTCTTCGCTGTCCAGTTGACTGTCTGAGTATTTTTGCTATGTGTAAAGTTATATCGTCTAGTTTATCCTCCTGTATGTTGTAAGATTCAAGAGTCTCCCTAATACATTGTCTTGCTTCTTCCGCCGTTGGTTCCTCTTTGATATTCCTGAGAAACATTAGATTTTTAGTGACCATCTCAAGGATCTCTTGTCTCTGTGATTCATAAGGAACTTCTTCTGTAAATGGATCAGGTGTGAACTCATACTTACTTGAGTCATCTCCAGGTTTAGCGTTACTAAGTTTCGGATAAGGAACTGGATCAATGATCTGTCTGAGAAGTAACGCGCCAACAAACGCGTTAAAACTTTTACTCAGGTGTTCCCGCCTCTCCTCCTCGTCTTCAAAATCTGCTCGGAACGGAAGGAATGCGTTATAAATCAAATGATACTTTCCAAAACAATCTCTCCACAACCTGCCATTTCGTTGAGCAGATACTCTCAATGAATCAGAAGGAACCAAATCAAGAATCTGCTCAGCGTATACCCAATCAGAACCTTCATCAAAAACTTTCAAAGAGAGTATAACGTCAATGTCCTTAGCAAAGTTATCGTCAAAGAGAATATCCTTTCTTTTTTCCCTTCCATTAGGATCAATCAAGTCCATGATATTACAACCTGGCCACACACTCTTAATAGTCTCAATAAGTCTATCCCTGAAGATGAACTTATCAATTCCTCGAATGAGGTTACCTGTGAATGGACAATAAATGATTGACTTCTTCTTGTTCTTCATTACTTCCTTAACTTCTTTTAGTATATCCTCCTTATAGATCACGAAGTTAAATTCAAATGACCTGATGTGTTTAATGTTATACTTCCAGTGTTGGTCAAGAGGGAGAAAATGATAAGCAAACTTCTCAAGGATTTCTGGTGGGATAATACAACCTTTATCACCCCTGAAGAAGGTCCCTGTGGTTAGCCAGATGGAAGATGTTGGATCGTCTGCTTCGATAACCTCTGCGATAACACTACCGATCCGATTACAAACCCTTGCGTTTCCGTTTTCGGGATATAGCAAATGGTGAGCTTCATCAAGAACGATTGTTGTGTTATGGAATAGATTCTCACCATTCGTTTGTACCTTAGCCAGTGTCATGTGAGTAGTTAACATTATCCTATTATGAATTCCCTTCGGATATCGATGTTTTTTCAAGAATCTTTTTAATACTTTCATTTTGGTAGTGTACATAACTTGCTTTGTTAGGTCCTTGTCAATATCCCACTCAATTTGAGTACCATCCTCATATTCAAGAATCACATGTCCAAAGGATTTTGCGATCCAAGTCTGAGGGATACAGATAATAAGTTTATGGTTAGGGTCTTTTACCAAACGATCAGCCATAACAAACTTAACGGCTGCACTCTTACCAGCACCCGGAGGTTCGGACATTACCAAAAAAGGATCATCTCTATATGTATCAAAGATGTATTGTTGGTTTGGTCTAATCTGGTGTATCAAGATACCAGTATTAGTAACTGTATTAACGTCAACTACATGTCCGCTCGCACCAAGTTCAGCAACAGATTTTTCTACTGATTTCTTGAACATTGGATAGATCATTCAACTAATCTCCTTTCGTAAGAATAAGTTCTTTCTACTCATTTATATATATAGTAAATTGATCCAAAAAAAGACCGGTGACCACCTTTACTCGCTGAAGCGCAAGTTGCTGGTGAGGCGGATGAGCCACCGGTCTTTTTAGGGTGAGGGGAGCACAGCTCCGCTCTTTCTCATGCCTCCCTAGCCGGAGGCTGGGCTGACGGTCCATGTCGGCGCGATATCCAATAGGATTCTCTTCTAAGGAGGAAGGCGAGCCGACAAATCCGTCTGTCACTAATTAATATATATAGACATCCATTCTTTTCTTGATTCCTTTCTAATGTCCTTTCCAGAACAAAATATAAAGTACGAGTAGTTGATCCAATAGTATCTAAAAGGAGATCTTCAATGGAAGATAAAGTCAAAACAATCCATGTTAAAGTCGATGATAAATATGGAGATTCTTGTGTTGGCGACTCAGCGTGTCCAATATCCAAAACAAGAAAACCTGAAGGTTATGTTGAAATTTATGATGTACTAGAGGATGGTAATAAACAACTTATCGGAAAACATAACCTTGTTCTTTACGTGGGTAGAGAATGGATTTGTTCAAGAATCTTCAATCAAGTTAATGTAAATATTACACCAGAAGAGGACGAATGGATCAACTGGTTAGGAGTTGGTACTGGTGGTGCTCCAGTCGGAGACCCTCTAAATCCAACTACACCGGTAAGTACTGACACAGGTCTTTCGACAGAAGTGTCAATTCACACAACCGACACCAATCTCGCCGATTTTAGAGCAGGCGCGTATTGGAAACATCCATTCGACTCTGTCGAGTTTCAACAAGATTCTGCTAACAACAACCAATGGTTGATTGCAAAAGTTACAACAACACTTGGAACAGATGATGCAAACGGTAATAATTTGAATGAAGCCGCATTGTTTACTTCCGACAGTGACGCAGGTGGTCATACGGGACCTTTCAATATATTTAGTCTAGTTACTTTCCCAACCATCGTAAAAGATTCTAGCAGACAAATTATGTTCATGTGGTATCTTTACTGTTAAGAGAACTGAATTTTTATAGAGTTTCCTCCAAAGGGTTTCTAAAGAGAGTAGAGAAGAGAACCGCATTCACAGTTAGATTACAAAGAAATCCAAATCTTAGGAGGGTATGATTATGGCTACACCAATTTCACCGGGTGTTTATACCACAATTACAGACCTTTCCACTTTTGTTGGAGCAGTTCCATCAACAGTGGGATTGATCTGCGCCATTACCAAGAAAGGTGAAGATAACGTCCTGAAATTCATCGGGTCGAGATCTGAATTTATTGGTGAGTTTGGCGAACCGAATATCACAGAATTCGGGAAGTACTATGGACAAGGTCCTTACTGCGCATACAATTATTTAGGAGAATCTGGTTCCCTTTATTTCACACGTTGTATGCCTGACGATGCATCATTTGCTAATATGAGAATTGATGCTAATATGGGAGCTGCTGACGCAACAGCTTCTATCGAAGTTACATACATTGATTCTACAAATGGAAATTCAATGGACGAGCTTCGAACAAACCTAGCCGCATCTGGCGACGTATATCCAATTTGTGTTCTCTATCCTATCGGTAGAGGTGAATACTACAATGGATTGAGTGTTAGATTAACAGCGCACTCAAACCCAATGATGGATGGTATTTACGTTTTGGATGTATATGAAAAACAAGAAGTTGATGATAGTGAAGTGATTATTGAATCCTTCGAAGTATCTTTCAATCCAAACGCAATTGATGCGACAGGGGACTCTGTCTGGATCCAATACATCTTAAATACGTATTCAAGTGTCTTAAGATGTGAAATGACAACAGACGGGGAAGATACTTTCACCGAAGGTTATGACCTTGCTATCAAAGAGTACGACAAAGACATTGGTACAGTTTCTGTAGATATGACTGCAGGCGCTGCAACTATTACAGACTCCAAACAAGAATTTACCGACTGGGAAAGTGCTGCAGCTACATATGAATATGTACTAGAAGCTATTGACCAGAGAGGATATAAAATTTGGGGTTGGTTGGGAGCAGCAAGCGGAAGTAATAACGAAACTATTGCTGTATATGATGGTCGTCTTGCTGGAGCAACACAAAATTGGAATGGCGAGACTACAGACTTTGACGACACGGGTGAAATTACTTATGTTGTGAAGAAGTCTAATACTCCTGTTTCTGACGCATTTACTTCTGCAGATCCTATGCCTCTAAGGAGAGGCTCTGATGGAAGTCTCCTAAATGCAGACGGTTCATTAAATACAACTAATGCTAATCAACTTCTATCTCAAGGTTATCTCGGACAATTAACAAGTAAGGAAGATGGTTCTACTCTAGTAGAAGATATACTAGATTCAGAAAATATTTATTTCTCACTCGTATTTGATTGCGGTTATCCAACAGACGTCAAGACAAGTATTAGCACATTGGTACAAACCAGACGTGACTGTGTTGCTCTAATGGACAACGGAGACAACGCAAGTGTTAATGCTGCACTAGACAAGAGATTGAATAATCACACATTTAATAACTACTTCTGTGCTCTTTATGAGTCTTACAATAAGGTATATGATACCTTCACCGGACAAGACGTATGGTTCTCACCAATTTACCATATGTCATATCTAGCTCCAAGAAACGATAACGTTTCTGAAGTTTGGTATGCAATTGCAGGTTTTAACAGAGCTGCTATTGACACCATTAAAGAGCTTAGATACAATCCGAGACTTGGGCAACGAGATCAGATGTACTTGAAGCAGCTAAATCCAATCGTAAAATTCAATCCTGGGTATACGGTGTGGGGGCAGCTTACATCTCAAGCGAAAGTTAGCGCCCTGCAGGACTTGAACATTGTTAGGTTGGTTCTCTACTGCAAGAGAGCTATTGAGCAGTTCTGTCGATTCTTCATCTTTGAATTAAACGACGAAATTACTTGGAGTCAAGTAAGTGGTGACGTAAGTGAATTCCTAGAAGACATTAAGAATCGTAGAGGTCTTTATAGTTACTCAGTAGAAGTTGGTGCATCTGACTACGAAAAGAAAACAAAAACATTTCATGTTAATATTATTCTTGAACCAACAAGAGTTGCAGAAAAAATTGCTCTCAACTTCTTCATCAAATAATAGCGGAGCGGATCATTACTCTATCCTGTCCCCTCTCTTCGGAGGGGGGACATTTTCCGTTACAAAAAAAGAGAAACAAACGTAAACAACTGATATGAATCTTTAACTAGAACATAATACAAATAACTGCGAAAGGAGAAATTCAATGGCAGCATTACCTGAATATGAAAGTCTGGTAGAGACGCTAAAGACTACGGTTGATGAATTTTTTGATGCAGCTGAAGGCGGAAAGGAAGGTAGAGGGAGTAAGACCAAGGCTCTCGCCGCTAGAAAGCTAAGTATGAAGTTAACCAATGATCTTAAGGAGTTCCGCGCCCTGTCCATTTCCAATGATAAGGCGAAATAACTCATAAACGGTCAGAAAAATTTTCTGGTCATTTTTCACCTCCTTCTGTAGATGTCCCCACCTGCTGGTCACAGGTGGGGACATTTTCCGTCGTTAAAGATGGAATCGAAATACAGTTGTTTCGAGTTGTTCACTCTTTGTCTTTTTGATCTCGATGTCGCGAATTCTCTCCGGAGTAAGAATTCCCAATTTCATCAGATCTTGGACCTCACCTGTAGTGCTACATTCCACCGTAGCCGCGCCAGATAAATCAACTTCTTCAGCGGACACTTCTTCTACCACCGGCGATTCAGGAAGTTCTGCGATGGTCTTATCACTTCTATCCCTAAAAGCCTCGATAACAGGGATGGTATTCTTTCCTTGTGAAGCTGTCAGCGCGATAGCTTGACCAAGGTTTAACCTGAGAAAATCAGGATGTACCGAGTATCCCCACTTGGAACGCTTACCCTTCTTTGGTTTAAAATCATGTCTGTATAGGAACTGTAGAGGTGTTTTTTCACGATACTTATTCTCCTCTATTTTATCATACACAGACTTGATGCCCCAAGAGATATTACCCGACCTTAACCTCTTTTCCTGTTCCGGAAACATCTCAATGAGTGAGAGCAACATATCGTTTGAGGATATATACTGTCTATCCTCTCGATTGAATAGAACTGCTCCCCTTGCTTTGCATTTTTCAAGAATATCCCTGAACCCCAGAAACGCCATCAGTATAAACTGTGATACTGGCGCTGTTGTGGGATCAAATTGAACATCTTCGATGTCCTTCAATTTAGCCATTGTATCATACCTCCGAAGGTCAAATATACTAGCTGACCTTTTAGTTGTGACAGTCCGACGATCTCGTTTACTAACCGTACTTTGAAATTTCGGTCTAACTGGGATCGCTCCCTTAACAATGCGGATAGTAGACTGTCTGTGTTCATCTTGTACCTCTTCAGTTTTCTTTCTTTCCAGAAAGTCCTGAATCTCTTCACCCAATTTTTCTTCGATTTCTGGGTCTCCCCTCGGTTCGGGAAAGCCAAATTTTTCGCATATCTTTTTGGCTTTCCTAAAAGGTAAAACTTTGGTCACATCTCTAGCCTCCTTCCTCCTTATTTTAGACATGAGAATCCTTACTCACTTATTTATATATATAATTAGTACATCCTTATATGACTACTAATTGACCCTAAGAATCAGAACAAAATATAAAGTTCGGGTATGTACATATTAGGATATTAAAAAAAATGAAGTTGGACGAATATTTAGAAAAGTTGCAATCACAGGAGTCGATCTTTCCGATCGATAACCTACATGATAAACGTGAACCTATCAGGACTCCTTACCCTCCACAACTTAGAAAGAAGAGGGAGGAAGATGAAGGCGAAGACTAGACGCTTCAGATAAAGGAGGATACAATGGCTTTCAAAAGCTCATTTGCGGAAACAAACCAGTACACCAAACGCTTTGGTGGACACAGCACAGGTGTTGCTGAGCCTTACGTAACTGGTTATCATTTTATTTGGTTCGATCGCATTCCGCCCGACTTGAAAACATATTTAGCAAACGAACCAACTGGACAATTGACTCCAGATCAAGTAAGTTCTATCTTAGCAGCAACATGTACTGGCGTTACACCACCTGGCGGAACACTAAATAAAATCGAGTTTACAGGACTTGGTGGCATTAAGTGGGCGGTACCTGGTAACATTGATTATGGCAACACCGTTTCAATTAAGTTTATTGAAATGCAGAATCTTCCAATCACAAGTATCATGCATGCTTGGATCAAGATGATTCGCGACTACAGAACAGGTGTCTCAAATATTACAGCTGATAACTACACAAAACAAAATTATTCAACTGTAATTTACTACTGGACAACGAAACCAGACGGACATGACATTGAATACTACGCCTGTTATGATGGTTGTTTCCCATCAAAAGATCCTCAAGATCTTTTGACAAGCGATGTTGAAACAGTGGGGCGTTTAGATGTTGAAATTGAATTCAACGTTGACTACGCGTGGCATGAACCTTGGGTCAAAAAGAAAATTGAAGACAACTTCAGAACTAAGTTTGACACCGACAGAAGTACAATTGAAGGTATTAGTTACACATAATAGGTAATGATTTGCCTGTAAAACAAATAATAGATTGGAGGACAAAAACAATGTTACATTCAATTAACGATTCCTTGACATTTCTAGCAATTTCAAGAATGGCGATCTGCGAAGCAATCGACCAAAGTGATGTTGCTGAAAAAGAGAGTCTCAAAAACTACATCACCAACGAAGCTTCTGACTACGAAGTGATGCATCTTATGGTGCTTGACGAAATGCCAGAAAATAAATTTGACATAGAAGATGAAGCTGTTGTATGGGAGATCTTCAGACGAACTCTCGTAAGAAACCTAGACATCTTCACAGAAGACGAAGCACCTGTTGTTGACGAACTACTTTTTGAGCTTGGTCCTGTATATGAACTTGGTCTTTCTTCTGCTAAACCAATCATGGAACACCAAGCAAAAACTGGCGCTCTAGAAGCGTTGGAAGAGAAGTGGTATAAACCAATGATTGGCGATAAACCTGACAAACACGCCGAAAGAAGAAAAGAAACCCAGAAAAAGCACGGCGGAAAGGGCGGCGGAACTGATAGACTAACCAAACCCGGTAAGTGGGTTAGAGATCTCGGTAAGAAAATCAGGAAGAAACTTGGCACTGGCGAATTCCAAGACCAGGGCGCAGAGGGTATGTCTAAGACTCAAATGGTCGGCGCAGCAGCAGTAGCAGCTGCAGCAATCTATGCTTCCTATAAGATCTACAAGAAGTATAAAGCTGATCGTCCGAAAGCTATCAAGGCTCAAATTGCATCCTTGAAGCAAAGCATCGGCGGCTGTGCAAAGACCAACAACGCAGCGAAATGTAAATCCATCATCAACGCAAAGATCTCGAAACTTCAAAGTAAACTTGCATAGTATTGAACCGGAGGTTTCATCATGAACAATCCTGTATTGGATTCGTTGCTATTCCTCACGGTTGCTAGAAGTACTCTTTGTGAGTACTTTGAAACATTTGAAGTTGATCATTTAAGCGATATCAGGAGATTTATCAAGAAGGAAGCCACTGACTATCAGGTCATGGAACTTATGGTTACCGGCAACCTTCCTGATGATCGCCATAATCCTGACAGAGAGCATAGACTTTGGGAGGCCCTCAAACAATCCATCATAATGGAGAATGAGGGCCTCTTAGAGGCTCTAGATGATGACCTCGTTCAATCGTTTCTTTTTGAGATGGGACCGGTCTATGAATATGGTTTGTCCTCTGCATCTCCTATCCTAGAATTCCACATCAAATCTGGTGTAATTGAAAAAATTGGTTGGCAAATTGGTGATGTGAGACGAGACCGTAAGACTGGCAAGAGACTCGATGCTCCAAAACAAACCCCAAAGAATACCGCTAGTAAGAAAAAGGTTAGCGCAAATAAAGATGCTGCCAAAGGTCTTGTTAAAACTGCTGGGGATTATTGGAAGAAACAACTCGCGAAGGTTGGTATTAAATCCAAACCAAAGAAACAAGTTGTTAGAAAGAAAATAGAAGAACCACCAAAAAAGAAAGAGGTTGTTGCTAAAACTGCTCCACCAGCCAAAAAGAAAGGTGACAAAAAACCTGCGCCTAAACCTGTAGCATCTAACAAAGCGCCAGAAGGTAAGGTTACTCCTGCTGCATCTGATGATAGTAGTCCTCCACCAAAGAAGGACACTGAAAAAAGAACTCCTGTTACGCAGGCAGTTAAAGATGCGATCAAAGATCGGTGGAATAAATTGTCACCTCAAGGCAAAGGTGCTGCTAAAGCAACTGCAGCAATTGGTGCAGCAGCTCTTATCGGTATTGCAGCGAATAAGATTTATCAAAAACATTTTAGTAAAGCTGCTAAAGCGTGCAAAGGAAGTGATGATAAAACCGCTTGTATGGCTAAATTTAAGGCTGACGCAAGATCTGCGAAAATTGCGAAATTGAAGGCGGGACTTGGTAAGTGTAAGAATTATCAATGTAAAGCAACCGTGCAACGAAAAATTGACAAAGAAGTAGCAAAAGGAATCTAGTTCCTTCAACATACAATATAGCTGCTGGTGTATCTTATGGTGCACCAGCAGCGTTTTTTTGAGGACAATATGAGACATGAAGATCGTGTAAGAGCCTTAGTTGACCAACATATGGAAAAAGTTGGTACTGCCATCAATAAACAAGTTATTGATGAGGCTAATGCGATCTGGAATCATATTGCAATATTTTTAGTTGGACAAAATGTGTGGTTGTTATGGAGGGCAATTAAATCATTAACAGACAAAGCTCATAAAAAATGTGGAACTCTTGAGATATCTGATAAAAGAGATATCTGCATTCAAAAAGCCAAATTAAAAGATACAGAAAAAAGATTAAAATTTATTCAGAAAAGACAAAAAGATTGCAAAGACAAAAAAGATCCAGATAAGTGTAAAGAAGCTGGTAAAACAATTATTAAAAACTTGAAAGCGAGAAAAAAAGAGATTAAGAAAAAGCTAAAGAAGCTAGAAAAACGGCTAGATAAAGAATAAGAAAGGAGATTCAAATGCCATTTACAGGATTCAACCTCAAGTACCCTGAGTACGAGGTTAAGACACCACAAACCAATTTGTCGTTCAGTGTAAGGAGTTTAAGTGTTCAAGAAGAAGAGAGATTAAAAGGTAGCTTGATTTCTCCGACGAAGATAACAGAGCACTTAAACAAGTGTATCTTCGAAGCAATTGTTAAGAAACCCGCAACTATCAAGGACTTCAAAGGGTTCTTAAAAAATTGTACCCTCAAAGACAGAGATGCCCTCCTCTATGGTTTGTACCACATCACGTATGAGGAAATACGTAATTATGATGTAACTTGTTCCTCTTGCAGAAAAGATTATCCAGTTACGGTACAAGCATCAAGTACATTCAATTTCAATAATTATCCAAATAAAGACATCTTAAAAGTAAGAATTCCAGTTGAACTTCCAATGTCTAAGGGTGTTGTGGCTATTGTAAAACAACCATCTTTAGAAGATGAATATAATGCTCTTACTAGTCTTGGTGGAAGACCGGGATCTTCTGTAGATGTTGTTTCTGAAACTTTAATTATTGATGAGTTTCAACAAGATCAAAAAGATTCAAAAGAACCGATGAAATACACTCAAAGTGTGGACATACTTGATGCGTATCTATCTCTACCAGCAAGAGATAAACGAGCAATACATAAAAAATATCAAGAAGAGCTGGGTCAATATGGTGTTGACTTAAAGATGAGGACCTTCTGCATCCATTGCGGGTTCGAGGAGGTGGTCGACATTGATTTAGTCGGCCAATTTTTTCGCATGGTATACTCAGCCTAATACTGTTGAGGAATATAGAAAAACCCTAAACGAGAGTATCTTTGCTTGTATAGAGATGTTGAAACAACAATATTACAGTGTCATGATGATGCCTGTACAAAAGTTCTATGATCTTCTGAAGTGGAAGTCTGACTTAGAAGAACAAAGACTTAAACTAATAGATGAGAAGAGGAAAAAATAATGTCATCTCTACTAGAAAGATTTCAAAAGAACGTAGTTGGCTCTCAAGGAAAGATTGCTGACTATCTTCCTGTGATCTCATCTAGTGGTGATTTTGCTAGAGTAAATGATCTTGAGGTTATTTTGTCATCATGGAATAATATTCTTTTGACTCCTCTTAGAACATATCTGTATAATCCTGCTTACGGAAGCGAATTATATAAGTATGTATTTGAACCTGCAGATGACAGGACTGTTCAAAGAATCCAAGCTGAGGTTTTGAATAGAATATCTAAATATGATGATCGAGCTACAATTACATCCATTAATGTAAAATTTATGCATGATCGACACGGATTTGTTGTAGACATTGAAGTAGAATATGAAGACAAAACAGGTACTCTTTCGATTGCAATTGATGAAAATAAGTACCTTAACGTTCTCTAAGAAACAAACAGAAAATTGTGTCCTTGTATATACAAAGAACGCGATTTTTTGGATATTTAAAAAATAATAAAATCAATATCTTAGAACTTGAATTTTTTCAGTTCTGAACATAACTTCATAAGGAAAAACCATGCAGACTCTGACTTATGGCGTTCTAAAGACGTACAAAGGATTATTAAAAAAGACGCATATTGGTAATGAGCAAATTCTGGTTGTTCCTTTGTCGAAGACATTTATGGTACTAAATTTAATCGGCTCTATGAAGGATGGTAGATCTGCATCACAACTCATTCTTCGAATGGGTATTGAAATGCTTCCATCTTTTCTTCAGCATTATAGTAAGGTGGAAAAATTTATACCAGTTGAAATACTTCCTTGTGTAGCCAGACAGACGTCAATTAACGATTACAAAGTGGAATTAAAGAAACCAGGGAGACATATAAAGTCTAACCTGGACATTTCTTTTGATCCAAATTATAGCACAGGTAATGTAAAGATTTACATGATTGATGGAAAGTTTGATTTTAATCAAGATGAATACCTTGATAATCCGACTCATTTAAAAATGTCAGCTCAAAGACATAAAGCTTACACAGATGGTATTTTAAGTAAATTTCTTTCAAAATTCATGAGGTAGAATTATGCAAAATTGGACAAGGTTGTACCACTACATTCATGAATACCAAAATCTCGTCTACGAGTATTATAGTAAAGTTGGTGTTGCATTTCTAACAACTTATTATAACTTAAATAAGGACGAAACAATTTGGGATGACACCCAAATGTTTGGTGGCGCATATGAAAGAACAGGATCACTTACAGGAATTAAATTCGACAAATACTTGCTTCTTCCCGTTTATTTCACAGAAGAGATCAATACAGGGTTTGATGGTTCAGAAATCGGACATATAAAAGAACAAGAAACAACAATGGTATTTCCCTCCACTTATGGGATAACACCATACGCAGGAGATATTGTAAAACTAGAGCAACAATTTTTAAGACCTACAAATAATGTATATCCGCTTTTTATGGTAAAGGGAGTAGAAATTCATCCAAATACAGATAGACGTTTTTGGAGAATGAAAATCAAAGTTTATCAAAGTAAAAATTTAGCAGATGTAGATGACCAAGTAATAGACCAATATGTATTCTTTGATTACGATAAGAAAGTACATACCTTGGAGGATGCAACAACGTTAGCAAGAATGTTGTCCAAAAATGAATCATTAAAGGGTCGATTAAAAAATATGTGGGATGAAAATACTGGCTTCTACACTGTTTAAGAGGGACTTATGGCTGATACACCTATTTCTTCACAAGTATATGCATCTAGAGACTCGATAAGAAATCAGATTATTGAGTACACTAAGCAGTATATGGAGCTCGATAATGTTGATCTTACTCAGTCATCATTCCTATCATACGTCATAGACGTAATTTCTGCTCTAACATCAAACTTGATGTTCTATCAGGACAATGTATATCGTGAGTTCTTCTTAACAAAAGCACAACTCCCAGAATCTATTCATAATCTAAGTTCGTTCCTTGGGTACAGACCTTCAGAAGCAACTTACGCAACAGCAAATGTCCTAATGACAGTCCCTCTTCCATTTACAGATCCTAATACAACTTTTACAATTCCTGATGAGTTCGAGTTTTCCACAAGCGATGGAATTACTTTTATTACTTACTATGAAACTACAGTTGCCATCACAAATAACACGGGTGTAAGTATTTCTGCAGATCAGGACGGTCGTGTATACAACGTTCCTGTTGGAATTGACACAACATCTGAAGATCAAACTTTCACATTTGTACTCCCAGTTAGACAGTATAAACCAACTGAACAAGAATTCCAAATTGACGAAGACCTACAACCCTTTCAGTTTACAACAGTTGACGTCCCAATTGAAGGAAAAGTAGCTAACATTACAGTATATGTAAGAGATCCTGATGAAGGTGGTGGTGCGACTGGTAGGTTGTATACTGAATTTACAAGTTTATATTTGATGGGGAGTGACGACTACGGGTACGTTGTTAGAACATCCTCCGAAGGTAAGCGATTATATTTTGGAAATGGTTTGATTGGTCAACAACCACTTCCAGGATCTACGGTTATTGTAAGTATAGACGAAACTGAAGGTGCTGATGGTAATGTTATTGCTGGATCTATTGTAACTGGTGATAGAATATATAGTCAACAGAGTGGCATCACAACTATAGTCGACTATACTGTAACCAATCCTTCATCAGCTACAGGTGGAGCAGACGAGGAATCATTAGAAGATATTCGATCAAACTCTATAACAAACCTTACAGCTCTAAATCGTCTTGTTACCGAGGGTGACTATGAAGGAATTGCATCTATTGTGGATGACGCTCCTGTTGCACAAAATTCCATTCCAGTTTTAAAGAGATCTGATTTAAAAGTAAATGAAATCCAACTCTTTACAGTACTTCTATTTGGTGATGAAATTGTTCCTACTAGAAATGTAAAGTATACATTACCTTCAGTAATTACATATATACCACGAGGAACAATTATATCTGTAAATGGTATAAATTATGTTACCCTATTTGAAATGACATTGGATAGCATGAACGAAGCAGCTTACTATCATTATATTATGTATGAGCTTCAGTTGACTCCATTGTTGATTCAAAGTTGGAGGCATGACTTACAAGACCCATACCATTTCCATGCGAATGAATTAACCGTAAGTGTTAGTGACTCCACAAACGAAGCAACTTTTGAACTCACATACTATTCTAATGAACTGGATTTTGCAGATGTTGAATGTGAGATGCAAATATTGTCAAATAGCGCAACTTATACAATGACAAATGTTCCTGGTGCACAAGCTGGAACATTTAGATATACGTTCCCAAATTATATGACAATTCCAGAAGGGGAGCAAACTTACTATTTTACATTTAGTAATCCCAACTTAGTTCATGAGCAGCTTATAAGCCAATATTCCGTTGCATTCACGTTTCGAGATGACCTTTCAGATTATATGATGTCAAATACATCCGACGACGGAACAACTACAGTAATTTATGATATTCCTGTAATTAAGAAGAGTTATTATGATGGGGTTACGAAACAAGATTTTGAACTACAAGTTCTTCAAGCATTACTCTCATCAATGGATTTAAAGAGCTATAGAATGTTGACAGACTTCACCAATGTTAAGTTTTGTAATGCGACAGGGGTTATGACTAATATGCTAAGAAACGACGTTACAAGACCCGACGTGAAAGACATTGGTTTGACATCCATTCCTACGTCGCCAAGTATCTCTGATAGGTACATTATCAGTGGTAATGAAGGAGGAGAGTGGGAAGGAAAAAGAGATCAGATTGCTTTATGTACAGATTCAACAAGTATCACATGGACCTATATCGAACCGACTGCAAATGACATTGTTAATATTGATTCTAAACCTTATAAGTACATTTATACGCAGTATGGATGGGCGCCACCAATATATGACATCCCATTACAAATTGAACTAGAAGTGTTTAGAGATCCGACCGCTGATACATCAGATGCAGGTCTCTCAGCAGATATAAAAACTGCATTAGTATCGGCGTTTAGTGACAGGTTTGGTCCTAACATTGCCATTTATAGAACAGAAATGATTGATGTAATACAAGGAGTTACTGGCGTATCACACTGTAGGTTAATAAAACCTGAGAGTAGCATTTTCTTTAATTTCAATATATCAGACTTCTCACAACAAGAGCTTCTAGAATATGGTCCTGAGTGGGTATATTTCACAGAAGATGATATTGTTGTAAGGATTCTTACACAAGAATAAAAATGGATATATTACTTGAACAATCAAATATAGATTATCCAGCATTAAAAAAGAGAATTCATCAAATTGCTGCGTTTGAACTATCTAGTTTGTCAGAACCTTGCTACTACCCTTCCCTTAAAAAGTACTATTTCATTTTACTCCATTTGTGCAAGTTAAAAGAAAAAGATATGCGTGAGTTTGTGAAAAGGTTTTACAAGGGTACTCCTGCCGCAAAATGGAAGTTAGAAACAGACCCAATCTCAAATTTCTATCTATTCATAATGTACGCAATGTTAAAACGTCGTGAGGTGAGTGCTTATACGTCAACCCTTACTTTGTATATCACGAGAGTATTTACAAACTTAATATACAAGCAAATTCAGTATTGTAACAAAGATGTATTTAAGTATACTCTAGAGAATCTTGCAAAGACTCATCTTTTTGTCAGAGAAAAAACTATCCCGAATGCGCTTCTTTTTATGACAAGGGAAATGGATAAAAAACACAGAAAAAATTTTATTTCCCCAACTGTAGATGGAAATGTTACATTCATTAGAGAAGCTAGAACAAGAGTATCTCAAAGTATTAAGAGTTTTGCAGAACTATATTATAGAGCTTCGAAGGAAGGGCTTGCGATTAGAGAACCATATGAAGGTGAAGAGGGTGATGAACAACAATATCAACAATTAGAGAGAACTTCAAGAGTTGTTACTGATGTTGTTAAAAAGATAACGGTCTACAAAATTACAGATCGTAAAGCTGTTGATGAAGCTAGGGCGTTGACAAAAATTAGAATATCATTAGCAACACTGATTTCAAATAATATCCGCGACGTGAAATACGCAGACAATATAAGAACAATCTTAGAATTGTTTTTGAAAGGTGTAACTTCAATTGACTCGATTTGCGGAAAGTCTTATTACGGATATGTCAGTGGGTTGATGGCTGTAAAGAGGACTAAAGCCAGGGTCTACTTTAAACAACAAGTTACTTTACTTTTAAATCAAGTTATCAAAACTTTGAATTACCAAAAGCAGTACGATGCTTTAACAAAGCAAACCCAAGCTCTAATCAATAAATATCTCGCCTATTATATCACAATGGTCTTTAGAAATACTGCATGTTAGGGCCACACAAAATTATTTTCAGCATCCTTCTGTTCTTGTGTAACCCTTGTTGAAGTCGGATCACTTGCAGTTTCAGTTTGTTTATTCTGGGTATTTACAGAGTTGACTGTTTTCTGATTTGTCTTTGTTGGTATTGCTTTACCATGATTATATTCTCTCGATTCCCAAAGAATCTCTTCTAGGGACTTTCTTATTCCTTCCTCCCCAAACAATGATTCCTGAGTTGCTATAAAAGGATTGTATAAACCCTTCCCTTGTCGATTAGGGAGACCAGGACCGCCAATTCCTTCAAGATAATTTCGAAGAGTCGGACGACTATCTTTGAGTACACTTCCTGTAGTTTCTGTCAAGACACTGTTAAAAAGACTTCCAAAGTCTATTCTTACATCAACTACACCAAGATTTTGATTCCATGCAATACTTTGTTGGTCGCCACCTTTTATCACAGCTACACTACTTACGTAAGCAGCGCTCAAATGAAATATTCCGGGTGCTCTTACTTTACATAGATAAGGCCACTTGTATGCAGATCCAACGTCCTTATCTGATTGAGGTAGTGTAAGAAGTAGTAGAGATGCTATCGGACCTACAATAAATTTTCTCGTGGACTCTGCATTTCCTGGTGATGGGTTCCATAATCTAATTGTCATTGTATAAGACGGAGAAAATGTACTATTCTTCCATACTTGAGGAAAGTCAAAACGACCACCTGTTGCTACTGCTTTTGTTACATTCAATATATTCTGAGCAACTTGTTTAGCTCTACTTCCTTTTATTTCTCCAGCTTTTTTCGTCAGGGCAGTTTCTGCGGCTCCAGCTTTTCCCTGTACCCAACCTATAAGATCTGCGAACTTTCCTTCTCCAGCAATCTCCTGCATCACATCAGCTGTTTCACCTGCACTGCGTGTTCCAAGAATTTGCATAACATCAGAAACTCCACCTGAGGCTACCTTCGCAAATCTATCTAGAAAGGTTTCACCAAACTCATTTGTAAACGTATCCGTTGGAAAGGAATCCGCTAAAAATGCAACTTGAATATCACCGCTCTTTTTTGTAAAACCATGATCTTCTAACAACTTTAAATAAGATGGCGGTTCTTCTTCCAATCTAAATAGTGAATGTCCTTGTTCAAACTTGGGAACACAAGGTGTAATAGTAGCTTGTGGCATTGTATTATGTATAATGGGTGCTGTAGTCTCTGTCGTAGGTGGCAAACCATATGTAAACTCAATGTCAGTTAAATTTCCTGTTTCTTTAGCCATCTCAATCTCCTTACGTTAAGTTCCCAGAAAGTACTGCATTTAATTCATTGCCATAAAATACAGTTCCTCCTGGACCAGAAGCTCCTCCACCACCGCCATTTACATTAGTAACTTGTGTAGACTGTGTAGAGTTATCTATAAACGATGACATCATAGCAGCTTGTGACTTAGTTCCTGATTCCACAGCGCCACGTATTCCATTTATACCGCTAATCATATCTGAAGTCATATTGGCTCTCATTATATCTCTTCCAGCGCCAAGTGCTGCAACTTGATCTCTCGAAACACCTTGTCTTCTAAGAGCTTCATTAACTTCCCCTGCTGGAGTAATCTCAATGAACTCACCAGCTTCCGTTCTTATGAGTGGCGTACCTTTTGTAGCCATTCCTTTGAAGCCTCTATGAGCGACTACTTCTTTTGGAAGTTGTCCAATTTCATGTTCATATCTTGCTTTAGCAATTTCCCATACTCCAGTCATTCTATCGCTAATATTTGCTACATATCCTTTCAGTACATCAATGCCATCAAATACTCGTTCTTTTAACATTCTATAATATACAGTTGGATTTTTAACAGCATCAGCTGCAAAATCTTTCGCTTTTATTGCAGATTCTTTTACAGTTGCAACTGCTTTATCTGTTGCTTTTCTAGCTGATTTTCCAAATTCTGCAGCAGCTACAAGAGTTCCTTCCCCAGCGGTTTCTATAGCTGTATCCATAGCAGTACCGGTTGGCTTTCGTCTTTCTGCTATCAATTCTTTTGCAAACGCTTCATCTTCAACAACTGTATAATTTACTGCACCGATTTTACTACCTTTAGCTTGTTCTAGAACTTGTTTTCTGGCGTGGGCTTTAGCTATTTTAAGAGCCTGGACGTATCCACGATGTCCAATGCCCATTGCGCCACCGTATCCTATAAGTTGCTGTCCATTTTCTTTTAATGTTGCCCAAGCCTGTACCGCAACATATCTCTTTGTTGTCTCTGCTTTCACCTTTTGTTTCGCACCTTCTACTTTTTCAGTGACGGTTGCCTTTGCTTGTTGAACAATGGCATCTCCTTTTTCTAGAGCACCTAACGCATCAGGATTTGATTTAATGAACTCAGCTGCGGCTATAATATTTGGGTCTATTTGATCCCTTTTCATTTTCAAAATAGAATCAGCTACTTTAACTAGAGCTTCTGGGTTATTCTCAAGATATTTTGCGGCTGCTTGTGAACCAACGCCTAAAATAGTACTCCCTGCAAATTGAGAAATGATTGGTAAGTAATCAGCAAGACCTTTTTGGAACTTTCTAGTTTTTGCTGCTGTACCTCTAGAGAGTAAGTATTTCTCCCCTGTCAATGCTCCTCTGGCTTGAGTCTCTAATTTTTCTTTTGATAATTTTTTGCCTTTTGATTCAACATATTTTAAGAAAGCTTCTTCTCTTCGTCTACCATACTTAGTTGCATTTTCAGTCCAACCTTTACCACCAAACCCACCTTTTTCTAACCACTCTGCACGAAGTCTAGTTAACTGAGCAGAACCATAACCAGCATATCGGTCAAAATTTTCTACGAAGTAAGCATCTTGAGCAGATTCAATTTCATCAAACAATGTACTTCTTGTAAGAGAACCAAAGTCTTTTCGTCTTTTAGCTTTCATTCCTTGCATCTGAGCTGATGCAGAAATCATTGTTCTGGCTTTTATAACTTTCTCTTTGTCGACTTCTTCTCCAAGTTGGTATCGTGAAATAAGATCTTGTGCTTCCCTAATACCTGTCACATGCTGTTTAGTACTTCGCTTAGCCCTCTCTTCCGAACCCTTGACAAGTGGCTTGACAATGTATGGTTCGATAATCAGTTTATTTAGGAGAGTCCCAACACCATATCCTGCTGCACCAGCCGCTGCAATTCCACCACCAACTCCAAGGATAGCTTTCAAAGGTCCAACTTTACTAACAAGATTAAAGAAACTTGTCATACTTTTAAGACCCTTTGCGATTCCCCAAAATTTACCTAACAATTTTGGGATGCCCATAATACCCATTCCAATTTTTGTAAACAGGTTCATGAACCAATCTTTTCCGCTTTTTAATCTGGTTGCAACAGATCCTAATTTTTTAGATGATGCTCTGGCAACTCTAAGTTGCTTTCTTTGTCTTAAGTATTGATCTTTTTGAAGATTTAAACTTCGTTTTTGAGTCTTATGCAAGTCTTCAAATTCATATAATTGTTTTTCAAGTGTTCTTACATTTTTCTTTCTTTTCTTTCGTTCGTCCCACCATTTACCAACTCTCCCCCAAGTCTTCTCTTTTAACCAATCTCTAGTACCTTCAAGTCCACCTTTTACAGTTCGTTGTTTTGAAATATAATCAACCCATGCTTTGTCACCATATTTTTCTCTTAATTTCTCTTCTGTTCTTCTACCACCCCATTTCACTGCTTCACCAGCTTTTCTTCCCATCCATTTAGCGCCGCCACCAACAGATCTTTCTTTGGTCATAAATTTTACAAACGGTGAATCTTCACCAAACATCCAACCGAGACCTGAACCAATCTGTTTACCTAACCACTTTATTCCCTTTCCCGCCCATGTATAAGTAGCCGAAGCTTTTCTAGCTTGAGTTCTTTCAATTTTAATTCCTTCTTTCTGAGCCATTGCTGTTGTTGCTTCAGCAATGTCATTTAGATGGCGAGTTTGAGTGTCTAATTCAGTGTATAAAATTCCATGAATTGCACCCATCAGAGAACCCATATCAACAAATGGATTTCCCGTTAGCCGTAATCCTGACGTTCTTCGTTTAAAAAGAGAAGTTATTGGAAGTGCTACGACCTTTAATGCAGCAACTCCAATTCTATTAAATGCTCGAATGAACGGACTTCTTGATAAGAAGTTCTGCCAAATTGTAGAGATAAGACGGAATGGATTTACAATAGTAGCGATACGAGCAGTGGCTTCAGCAATTCGCTCTAACGGAGCTCCTCGTCCTTGTTTTTCTGCGAGCGCGTCTTTGACAGCATCTCCAAGAATATTCTTTTGGACATGTGGTTGCATCGCCAACTTTTGCTCAATATCAAGCGACTTTTTCTGGAAGATTTTAAATCCAGAAGCGATAACAGTTGCCAGCCGTTTAAAACCAGCAACGTCCTGCTTACTCTGCACCACTTCTCCAGAATGAATTTCTGCGAGTCCGCCTTTTTTGACGTACCCACCCCTTTGCATCTTAGGAGCTGCACGTTTGGCTTTTTCTATTGCTTCTTTTTCTCGCTTTGCCGCTTCAGTTACACGCGCTGCTCCCCTCTTTCGAGAAAAGAAATCACGAATTCCCGCTACAAACTCCTTTCCTTTTTCCCAACCAACCATCGCAATTTGCTTAAATTTGAATGCGACCGCGCCAAGAGCCTTGTTAATACCAGCTTTCATTTTTGCGATCATATTTCTGAATACTGTGGTTTCCATCATTTTAGCCACAGCATAACCAAGGAGGGGAGTAATTCTTCCAAGGGTAGTGGTTACAAATGCGCCCTTATTCCAGTTGATGTCTTCACCAACAGCTTTTGCATATTCTCCAACAGCGCCAGCTGCTCCTACTGAGATTTGTTTAACACCTCTTGCGGTTTCAGCTGTTATGTTTTTAACACCTATTGCTAAGGCTTCGGTGGCACTTCCTAAATTTTTAAGTACACGGTCGATTGATGATACTGCTTGTCGAGCACCTTTCGCCGTACCGTACCTCTCTTGGACTTCTAAATCCTGGGCACGTTTTGCGGCTGCTTCTGCTCTTGCAGCAACGGACGACGTAACATTACTTATATTTTGTATCCGTTTGTCAGCTTCCCTTTCTAAGGCGTCTTGCCTTTTTTTGTTTTCATCAACCATCTCGAAATCCTCTTATATTTTATGAAATGCTCTATAAACTTTGGACATTCTTTGTGTAAGCTCAGCGTAAATGCAAATAATCTCTGAAGGATAAAACATCTCTTGGACCATCAGACTTGTATTTCCCTTCACACCTAGTCCTCTTTCATATCCTTTTCTTAATCCTTGATAAATATGGGCATAGTCTCTTATTGACTTATAGAATCTCTCTCCATGGAAAAAATATAATCGAATATAATCAATATAATCTTTTAGGGATTGGTCAAATTTCTCCATAGATAATGTAGAAAAAGGTCTTAACTCTTCATCCATCAATCTTAAATACTTTTTAATTAGCGGCGCAGGCGATGGATTCACAGGAAATTCAAATGATTTAAAAAGAAACGAAATAATTTTTTGGCTCGCTTTAGATATATCCCCTTTTGTCTGGAATATAAATTCAAACATTGTATTATAATATGTTATTAATTCTTCTCGAAATAGAGACACAAATGATCCTCTTTGATTACTACAAGCCATGTGCATGGATTCATGAACTGTAAGACTTGCTAGTAGATTATTCGATGCAAAACCAAATGACATGTTATTATCAATTAGAAGATAAATTTGGTTCTCTCTATTTGTAAAGAATCCAGCTATACTTTGTGCACCTCTAGGAGCGAAAATTTTAAATGTTATGAGTCGAAAAATTCCCTTATTGATCCAACATGGTATGATTTTTTTGTCATCCACCATTCTGCCAATATCATCAGCTATATTTTTTGTACGGGACATTTTATACATTGACTCTTTGTATCTTCTTTTCAGAGCATCAGACGAATACAATTTCCATCCATCTAAATTCGCTACAAGGTATGTATTAAATGGAAGAGCAAAAATCTCCTGTTGTAGTTGTTTATTACACTCTTCTATATATTCTGGAGGAACATCTCCTGGAAATAATGCATCTTCAAACATTGGTAGCTCCTTAATCTCGATCAACTCCAACTAAAAAGTCAAATGTATTTATGTTGCCTTGATATTTATCTTTCCCTAAGTTGTTTTTAATATCATGTATGATTGAAGCGTTTGATGGTTCCCCAACATGTATATCATTCATCCCAAGCACATTTTTCAACAGCGCGGAATTTACAGGATTTGCATAGTCAACATAAGGTGGATCATATTTCCTCACATAAAATGCTAACGCTGTAGCGAGTGCTAAGTCGTCGTGACACCCCGTATCAGCTTCAACACGACCACTAGGTTTCGTGATTAATCCGACGAGTTCTAAGGCGAGTCTAGTAGATTGAATGCACTCTGGAAACTCAGTAACTGTAGAATATAAAGCATCTATCATTAATGGTCTTGACTTACCTGTCGTTTGTAATCCTGGTAATTTTTTGTTACCTCTGGACTCACTATAAACCATCGTCATGTATTCACTGTTGTTCATCTCTTCAACAACTTGGTTTCCGTACGAGTTCGATTCTATAACTAATGTACCAGGATATTGTGCAGCTACAACCTTAACAACTTTAACAAAATCAAGTACCTTACACTTTCCCTGATACTCAAATACTTGTTCTAGGGTCTGGTTGTTCCATACAGTAATAGCAGACTTATCAGCACCATGTTCTGGCGCCGTATCAATTCCACTTATATAATGAGTTTTTGGTTCTGGTTCTTTAAATCGCCAAGCTTCCCCACCAAATAACTTGAGTTTTTCTATTGGATTAATCTTGATCTCTTGAAGTTGTTGTGTTACAGATTCGTCAAAAAATGATCCAATAGATGATAAGAATTTTAACTCCAACTCCTGTTGAATTTTACGAGGATCATTATCAAACAATTTACATTGTGTGTCATACCAACCCTCATCATCAGCTAATTCTTCTACGTCACGCCAATGGATAACAAAAGGATGAAAGATATCATCCCCGGATACAGCATTTTGATATCTCTCAAAGAACCATTTTCCAGGACCTACGGTTTTATTTGGCGTGGATAATATAATCGTACCATAGGGAACGTTTTGCTTTTTCGCATGCATCTGATTAGTTGATAACGCAGATACCATACTTGTCCAAGCCTCATCAAGAAACTTGATAAATGCAGCTTCGTCAATTACCAAAAATGTAATAGCTTTACCACGAAGAGTTTTTTCTGGAGCATTTGGGTTTACTGGAGATGCGTATACTTTTGCACCATTTGTAAGAATAAAAGATTGTTCCGTCTTCTTATCAAAGTTAGCACCCATCCACTTTGGAAGTTTCTCCATCATAGCTCGAATTGCACGAGCAAAATCTGTTGCTTCTTTTCCATCTTTTGAAATAATACCTACTACTGCATTATCAAAGAAACAACACAACCAAACAATATAAGCCTGTGTAATTGTAGAGATTCCAATCTGTCTAGATTTAAGAACTAGTACGTAATGTTTATTGTTTATCAGTCGAATTAGTTTAGATTGGGGTTTGTAAGGATGGAGAAGAACGTCTCCGCCAGGCATTTCAATTAAAATATATCTACTACAAAAATAGTCGAAGGAAGATTTACAACGTATGAACTCCGCAACATATTCTTCTGCATCTTTCCTTAACTTAACAATTTGCTCTTCTATCATACGAACCCCCTTTTTTATTTGTTCTCAACAGGATCATATATAGAAGATAGATTTATATATATTAATAACTGAGAAAACATATTGTTTTCTCTTCTGCTGACCTATAACTAAAGGAGGTTTCGGTTGGCTTAGGCACGCCTCGTTTGTCGCAAGGAGGAGTATTACTAACCTAAACTGCGCAGAGGAAGGAAATGTGATGTACAAACGAGAAATTGTTAACAAAGGTCATGATGGAGGACAATTGAACATTCACCAAAAATTTGATTTGAAAGGAGGTACCATGATTTATTTACAAGAGGCTAAAATCTACCGGACTCTAACCCTTACGTAGTCTATTGTACCACCCCCATCTTTTTATAGAAAAAGGTGGGATTGTCCCCGAAAGGGGACAGTCCTTTATTGTCCGATTGTTCGATTAGTTCTTGCAAGCTGTAGTCTTGCGGTCGACGTCCAAATTCCACCATCTCGAATTAGAACAACATCAGTCGAGAATAATATATAATTTCCACTTAATCCCTTATGTTCTAATGTTGTAGTTTTCAGCTTAACTGGGCGACCGATATTCATTAAGTATGTTAATTTAATATTTCGATCTAGTTGAAAGCTTATTCTTGACAAATCAAATATCTTCTTAGCCACCATCGCATTTGCGAAAGTATCTTGTGTTTCAACACCGCCATGTAAGATGTAATATTTTTTTCTATGATCTATTTCTGCTCCAACCGGTATGTCTTTTCGTTGATCTATAATCCCGAATCTTCCACAAATATTTGTGAGATCTTGTTGAACAACCGCATATAGTGAGTCGCTTGGCAAAACAATATGATTGATATCATTTCCTATTACAGCAAATTTTGTGTTACCTACGTAGGTTGTTTGGAGGTTATCATATGTATAATAAGTTCGATCTTTTAGATTCTTAAAAATAGCATCTTCTGGGTTTGCACTTGTGGACAAATGATAAATTGTTAGTCTGTCTTTTGAACTTTTAATTCGATAGGATAAGTTCATTACTTGTAATTCATTATCATGTTTACAAAACACAGCACATGCTCCATCAAATAATCCATAGGTATCATCTAGATAATTAATAGCGCTATATAATGTAGTTGGTGGCACACACAACTGTGGTACCTTATTTTTGTTTTGATTTGCAGAATCATATTTAATTGTTGTATTAGAAGAAAACTCAGACACCAGACTCTCAATAACCTCTTTTGGAGTTTTTGGATCTTCTACAACACCAAATACTTCATTTACAGTTGTAGTCATTGATATGTATGGTTTTCTTGGTACGGTTAGTAATCTTACTGTAGTTCTATCAAGAGTATGTTCAAGACCTGGTGCAGCCATTGCATCCGTGACAGGCATCTCAAATTCAACTGAAATTAACATCAAATCAAATTCTAATGTATCCTGCGGTTGAGATCTTACAGGCTCTGAAGCAGTATTTTGTTGGAGAAGTTCTATCTTTAATTTGATTGGATCTTCACCAGATAGAGATGGGATGATTGCATCTTTTGCTGCGATATTTAAAATGATCTCTATGTTCGGATATGCTGACGCAAGAGAGGAAGCAATTCTAACTCCCGCCAAATCATTTGTATATGTTAAATCCTTAATTCGAAGATCAAGAAAGAAATTTACAGCGGGTTGGTTTATAACTCCTTGAGCTTCACTAGAAATTTTTTCAGGCAACTTAGATCTCCTTTGACTTTATTTTTTGTTCAAAAAATATAACAACAAAAAAATGGACCCCTCAGATATATTCCGAGGGGTCCAATTTCCTAATCGTCATCGAAGTCGAAGTCGCTAACATCATCGGCGATATCACCTATCGCGTCGAGTATTGACCGACCTGTTCTTTCTTTGACTCTTTTATTGACATACCATACGATCGCGCACAGTATACCAATTCCAATCAACCATTTCATGTTTCACCTACCCTTGGAGTTCGGACAGAACCTCCAACATTTGTGGAGGAACTACCAGAACTCTCTCAGCCATATTCTCCAGAAGGAGCTTGGCGTTGAGGTTTTTCTCCATCGTGCTAAACCGGGTAATCGCATGGAACATTTTCCAGCTTGTCATGGGCGTATCACCCTCTTCCCCGTCGTGCATCTCTTCGAGGATTGCGGACAAAGCTTCCCGCCTTTTCTTACCAGCAGACCGTTCAATCACATCCAGCGTAGCGAGCATCTCTTGTTCGGTCAGTTCATTATCCAAATTCGTCTGAACCAAGTCGGCGATGTTCTCGCTAAACGCAGTGACGTATCCACCAAGAGGACCGCTTAGATCTGCTTGTGCTCCCTCAAGATGAACCTGGCGAATGTTTCCCCAGTTTTGCTTGGAACCGAACATAACATCCAGATCGTCGGAGTCATTGAAGAACAACCCGAAACTGATGTTTGCTGCCATCGTCCCATCGTAGCTATTCTTGATGACGATCAACGGATACACATCACCCACGGAGGGAATATTAGTCTCGTTCTGGACAATGATCTCATGACGAATCTGGGTTTTGTTTGCGGTAAGGTAGGAAGCTTCCCTGAAGATGGGAGAACCGGCGTCGACGATGGAGGCCTTGATCGCCTCAATGAGAGCACCATTTCCAGTAAACCTGTAGGCGTCGGAAACCAAACCAGCTCTCTTCCAGTCATCATCTTCCTCAAGACCCTTGGTGAACAGGGACAAATGCGGAACAGCGACATTGTCCATAATCTCTGCACCACCTCCGGTATAAAGAGACCTGTAAGCCACCTCACAATGCTCGTCAGCGTAGTGGTAGCACCCGTCTCCCATTTCGGTCAACCCCATATCCTCAATACGATCTGCGAAGGTCTGACGACGATTTACGACTTCATCTTCTTCCTCAACCGTTTCAATCTCATCATCATCACCAACAGGAAAACCGTGATTCTCCAGATCTCCGGAAGCTTCCACTTCGTTCTCCTCGGTTGTTGCTTCCAACTCTTCCGTGTTCTCTACAACTTCTTGTGCTGCGTCTGCCATTTTAAATCTCCTTTCATGTTGGGTATTCTATACACCCAGTTTTTTATTGACTTTTGATAATGCTTTCATTTCTTTCTCAAGCTCAGTTGTAACTGCTCTAAGCTCTTTTGTGACCTCTACCTCTTGCCTCATTGCTTTCAGTTGTTCTTGAGCGATCTTCAATTGCTCAATCCTCTCTTGGAGTCGCGTCTTCACCTCCTCCGGCGATTCACCTCCAAAGAATAACATTATTTTGTCACCAAACTTCTTCCAGATTAACCACGCTACTATAACAATACATGTTATTTGAATGAGGAAACCTGCATACATAGAATTCTCCTATTTCTGACGTCCCTTCTGAATGTCAATATTCAATCCCAACGACTGAAGGGTTAGCGCGTTGAGATTCGCCATAAACTGGGCGGTCTGGGCGTCAGGATGATTACCACCTGTTCCTCCCGCTCCACCACTAATCATCATATAAGCTGGCACTTTTCTGTTTTCGAAAGCATCTGCCCACTTAGCCATGACCGTTTGATAGGTATCCAGCTTTTGTTGGAGCGCACCATCAGCATCGAGGATGAGCTGTTTCTTCTTTGCGATACCTTCACCATCAAGGATATTCTTTTTCTTGTTTAACTCAGCAGCAGCTTTGTCCAGAGCAGCAACCTCTTTTCTCTGCTCCCCAGCAATCACCGCTACGTTCTTATCCCTCGCTGCGTTCAGCTCACGAACTTCTTTGTCCCTCTCAGCAACAACAACTGCTCGAACCTTGATTTGTTCTTCCTCATATTTGGCTCGGGCAACCTTTGTTTTACCTTCAGCCTCAATCTGGAGTTTCTTCTGCTCAGCCTCTTGTTTCTTTGCCTTCGCAGTAGCAACCGCCATAAAGGCCTCCTGTTGTGTAGCAATCTGTTCTTTCACCTTAGTTGCGTACTCGAAGGATTTCACTTCAAAGTTCTTCAGTGTGATTCCGGTTCCCTCAAGTGGATTTGCTTGATGTAGCGCTTCACCCCACATGAGTTTACCATTTTCATCTTTCATTTGTTTTCCGGTTTTCTCGTCAATGATTGGTCTATGTTTGATGACCTTGAACGTCTTCGAAACCCTCTCGCCAGAAACTACATCCTCAATAACTCGGACCTCATCTCTGGTCTGATATAGACCTTGTTCTATTTGTGTCCTTGCCCACTCATTAAAATTGATCCGGTGTGACGAATAACTCTCTTGAGCAGTCATCATGTTAGCAGTCATCCTCAATGCGTTACGGACAGTAGGACGAATTAGTTTTTCTCGTACATCCTTCCAGTCCTCGTAACCATGCTCAGTTACAAGATTAATTGCCTGATCTTTAATGGATGGCATAACAACACGAGCAGTCCCTGAGATTTCACATTTTGATCCATCTACGAACCGAACCTCCATTGCCATGTTTCCAGCAACATCATCATCGGTGTCCTTGTCATGTGTAAAGAAGAATGTAAACGCCTTAGGCCAGGTATCAATATCAGCCCACAGTTGCCACCAGATACCAGGAGTCATTTTCGCATCCATTGTACCAGTAATGGCAACCTGTTTGATTTGATATGTCCCTTTCTTTACCGTGGTACAAATAAACGGTGCTACAAAGAATGCGAGGATTACACACGCTGTAATTGTGAGATATCTCTTCGCTTTTGATTTGGTTTTTGAGAGCACTTTGTCCTTAATTTCCTTTGCCTTCTTGATCTGTTCCATTGGATCGTCATCAAAACCTGGAATCATTCCCATTGTTACATTTCTCCTTTCTCGAGTTGATCTTTATAATGTTTCGCTGAATTCCTAGATAGCCCAGACATTAGTGGTTTTGCATCACCATAAAAGATTTGATGTCCCATTCTTTTTACATCCTTGGTTCGAAATACAGCCCAAGAATATTCATCATCTCCATCATACTTTCTAATTGTGAATTTTTTCGCCACTAATATCCTCCTTCACCACGTACTACGACAATGTTATCAGGAAGTTTTACATCTTTAAGACCTTCATAACATAACATTGTTTCCATTGGATCTGATGGATCCTCATCACTCACATGAAGAATATATATTGTAGCGCCTTCTGCTATGAGTTTTGCGCATTTCTTATATTCTTCCTCTTCTGGGTCTACTTCCCCATACCACTCATCCCAATAGTTATTTAATTCATCCAGATTGGTTGCGGTATGGCGAACGTAGTCGCCAAGATTTACAGTAAATGACATCTCGATAACTGTATCACCCAGATTTCCATTCTTATCTCCAACAATGAATGATGTTGAAGATGAGTTCGTTACAAAATCACTTTTCTTTTTCATCCGGCGATTACTCCTTCCCTGAATGTCCACAATTCCAGCCACATTTTATGGTACATTTTAAGGCGATTAATGTCCTTCTTTTCTAACATTCTTTTAAATCTTATCACCTCCATATTGTGACTTAGATCTTCCATCTTAATTCTTACTGCTCTTTCATCTCCTTTTAATCTGTCATAATACTCCCTTACAGTTTCACCTTCTCGTCTTGTCAACGCATCTACCGTGTTTACGACCTGTATTCCAAATCCAAATCTCCATAAATCATCAAGAGTATAGGATGTATCTTCTATGAGATCGTGTAGTACAGCTGCCATTTGATCAATAGGATCAGTAAATCGAAACATAACTGTAAGTGGGTGGAGTATATATGGTCGTCCTCCTTTGTCAAGTGTATACTTATGAGCTTCAGCTGCTATCGCTATTGCGTGTGACAATCGCAACTCTTCTGATTGTTCAGCTAGAACTATGGGATCATTCCAGTTAATTTCATCCATTCTACCATCCTCTCTTACATCCAATACATTTCCAGTGAACTTCTGGATCTGCAACCATCAACATATCACAACCACAATCTGGACACATCAGTGGCGGATCATATATAGATGGTTTTTTCTTAAACAATTTCTTTAACCATTTAAACATATTCACTCCTTTCATAGAAGTTAGGGGGTTACTAGCTATTGTTAAAGGATTAGACCCCCCGAGCATCTTTCCCAAAGGACGTCACAGTAGCAAAACAACTTTACGCACGGGACTATCTGTGACTCACGCATAGCTAGCAGACGTGGCATGAAACCCCCATGCAACCTACCTGCAGAGGCCGTGTACAGGTAGGATCCCAGCTAACCTATGCAGCAATCGCTCCGCTGTAAATCTGACCAAGATGTGTAATGCACTTCTTACAGAATTTTCTCGGCATTCCATTTCCGATCCACTTCATTTTAACCTTATGAATCTTTTCACACTTGGGACATTTGCATGCAACCCATGATTTCCCATTTTTAAAGTCCATATAGTTTTTCTTTTTGTATTTATTTCTTTCCTTTTTGTGGTTGTCACGAAACCAAATTTGGGAGCATCTATCTGAACAGAATACCAGTCGATTTGTGTTTCGTATATCTGCTCCACAACGTTTACAAACGTCTTGCTTCTTAGGCTGCTTCTTTTTCGCCATTTGAACTCCCTTCAGGAAAGTATTCTAATGTGCATTCCCACGTCCGCAATTCTTCAACTCTAACTAACCCACAGTCGAAGCAGGTAATTGTTCTTTTCGTTGGACTTACATATACTCGTTCCGCCATTCCATTACATCTACTGCAAGTGGGATCGATAATCCAATGTGATTGTTCCATTATCGAATCCTCCTCGCTTGAAATCTGAGATAGATATCTCGTCCATCATATTCGAAACTCTCTGTAATTGTCTCATTGATTACTTCAAATCTCCCCTCGAGATGGAAGAAATATTTTGCTCGAAGGGCTGTCCATATTGACGCATGAGGACATCCGGGCTCATTGAGTAACTCGGTAGTCAGTAATATGTTGTCCGCTTCAAAATTCGGACCACCAGGTACCTCATTAATAACCATTCTCGCCAACGTTGTATAATTCGGAACAATGATGTCCACAATTCCGCCTATCTTAAGACATGTCGACATAAGATAGATGAAATATGGAACTTGTGTAAAACTCACATGTTCAAGAAATCGATAGCAAGTAATGACGTCAAATTGAAGTTTAGTTCGTTCCATAAACCTGAACGCATCCTCATTACAATGTACTATCTTTTTCCTGTCAATATGTGGAACTTGACGTATCCATAAACTGTAGATACTTTCAACATCTTCTGGAGAAGATGCTCTATAATACATCGTGTCAAGATTTACCACATAGTGGGCTGGGGGCGACTTCAATCCCAACGGGTCCATTTTTCCAGCTGCGATATTTAATACTACTGGTTCCATGCTATTCTCCTTTTATCCATCCCATCTACAATCTTCCAACCAACCAATGTCCTCCATTGTAAATTTTCCAAACTGGTTAAGAAGATCAAGAATTCGTTGTTTGAATTCACGTAGTGTTTCGTCATCATTCATTTTTTGCGGGTGCATTCCTACGAACAATTCCCTATCACCATACGGGTCGGAATCACATTCAAGACCCAACTCTTCGAGCATCGACCTAACTGCTTCAATTCCTTCGTAATCAGATTCAAAGAGTTCATCTACAGACTTATAGTCAAAGCTATATCCCTTTTCTTTATGCCACGCAACTGCTCTGTCAAACGCAGTTTGTTTCATTTCGTCAGGGATATTAAATTCAACCCCCATCGCAATAAAAGAAGTACTACTTGAGTTTGTAACAAAATCAGCTTTCCTTTTCATCCTTCCCTCCCCTAACATTCTTGTCCGATAAAGATTGATCCACTTGTTCCTTCAGAAACTGTCTCAAAGTCGTTAAGTGTAATGTTATCTGGTGTAAGTCCTTTTAGTCTATCGAGATGTAAGGCATTACGAACTATGTATGTTTCCTCAGCATATATCACTAAGCCACAATGAGTACATACAATATATTTACAATCACCCACTCTATAGATATCTGAAGCTTCCTCGCTACATTCAGGACATTCAGTTGTTATTCTACCCCACATCTTTAACCACCTCCAATCTTTCCATCCATGAGTTTCTTAAGAGTTCCATCTGACACATTCGCAGCTTGTACAAAGATATCAAAATCCTCTCTAGTCATTTCAAAGTTTGTTACAAATTTGTGAATTGTCATCATATTTGAACTGGCTCTGATTTTGGAAGCCCAAAGTGCAGCATCCAACTCTTGTAAACCCACCGCTTCAATCGCTTCTCGGTAAGTGGTTTTCCATAACTTGTTTTTGTACATTGATTCAGCAAGGCGGGATTTAGTAATTTGGTCTGGCGTAATTGTGATTACAAAGTCGCATGATAACTTTGGTCTTCCGCTATCAGCGCGTACAGTTCTAACACCAATGATATGGTGGTATTCTTCTTCCATAAGATTCCCTCCGACGGAAAATGGGGGAGTAGAGATCACCTTCTCTACTCCCCCTGTCGTTTATATTCATCATCCATTTATATGTTTCAAGCATATAATGCAAGTGGGTGCGAACACCCGAATATCCACCCAACTATCGCATCTATGAATACTGGACTTCAGTAGGACACTGACCTCTCCTCTTCCATTGAGGTACTGGGCGTTCATAATAATACCAACATTTTGATACTATTATGGCCGCCCAGGTCGGACTTGAACCGACAACCGAGGTAAATTGTTTGAGTCACAGCACCATGTGTCAACAGTTGAATGCGTGATAAGTTTGGCTGGTGCAATAAGATAAGTATAAGCGGCTGCTCAAGGGCCCGTTTATAAACTCTCCGGGGGTTTCATCTAATTTTTATAACCCCCTTCTCTGAGTATTTATCATATTTAATGTGAGCCTCATGCCGCGTAGATGATAAGTATAAGTATAAGCTTAACCAGCAATGTTAAACTGTTATTTCATAAGTGTTCTCCTCTACAGGTTAGTCGATTATAAACTCTTCCATTTATAATATGTTCTAACCTGTAAAAATGGTTTCACGACTTTATCTGTAACCCTTCATTCTCTGCTCTTTCTCAAACCTGATGTTGGCTCGACGAATGAGCTCGTCGGAATAAAGATCCGTATTGAATGTTACAAAGCTCTTGATGATCCACCAAATCGCTTCAAAGAATCCCATGTTCTATCTCCTTTCTATTCACCCAGAATGTATTTGAACAAGACTGCTCCAATGTTCCCCTTGACAACTTCTTGTGTATTTGCTCGCTGTCTCGCTTTCTTAACAGCGCGGTATAGTTTGTCAAGTCTTGCGATCAATGCAGATTTCTCAGCAGAAGACATCATTCCACTCCACTGGTCAGCCACATAACGACCAACAGGAACATCCTCAGTCCATTCGCGGACCTGAGCAGGGTGATGTTCGGTAGCAGGTACCATCACATTGTGCTGATATCTCTTTTCAGTCTTCATTGTGATGGTAGAATCCTGAGCTTTATAAACCCCAGCTCGTTCCGTAGGATCCTCGATCCAGGTAGGTCCCTGAGCCAGAGTAGGAATAGCATCAAGAACTCGTCTCAGTTCTTTCAACTCCGTCTCGAGTTCCAAAAGAAAATACACAGGAATATTTGTTGCTAGGGTTTCCCCATCAACAACAATGTCAGCTTGCGCCAACTGTGCAGTTCCTTCTTTCTGGACCTTGGCGTCCCAGAACTTAATGAAGGATTTCTTCATGTAAGTCAGCTTCTCCATTACCGTAGTGGTAAGGGATTTGGACTCAGACATTTCCTCCTGTTTCCTGGAGTCCTCGAACATTTCGAGTCGTCTGGAAGATCCTTGGAAAAGAGAAACATTCTTTCTGAATGTGTTCTCAGTTTCAATCTTAATTTTATCCTTGGCTCCCTTGAGGTCACCAACAACAGCCAGTACTTCATGTAACGCGGGTTTTTTGTTCGCCATTTTCTCCTCCTTTAACTGTCTCGTTCGACTGAAAAGTCAATTAGTTTAAACCCGTAATCCAAAAATCCGCCAATGTGATGTCTCACTAACATATCCCTCATGTACCTTGGAATGTCATCTTGACAATTGTACATTGACGTACCATCTAACACCTTGAAAACACCAGGAACTGCTCCAGCATGAACCTGGAGTGCTTCCCAAAAGTGCATGTTGTTCTTACCTTCTCTTGAGTACGTAGTTTCTTTCATATAGTGTTCTAAGTACTCGTTAAAGTTCTTTCGAAAGTCCTCAACATCAATATTCTCATTTGTAGCTTGCAAGATCATCACAAATGACGCTGAGGAACTATTAGTTACGAAATCTGCTTTCTTTTTCATGAATCACCTATTTTGTTCTGTAAATATGACGAGATCGTCGTCATTCACAAATATCCCCCTTCCTTTATAATCCATTACGACTCCGAGTCCATCGCCCCAAACTTCGCCGTGGTTATCTCCAAAACCCATTTGAACGACTGAGAGAAGACCTCGATCTTTAGCGCCCTTAATTAATCCGATGATTTGTTTTATCTCAGAGATACTATCAGTAATCCACTTCTGCTCCCAATCCTCCACATCATCCTCATACATTTCTTCCCAAGATCGAATATCTGCAGTCCTCCTAGCTAGAAGGTCATTGATATATTCAACCTTTCCACTAAAGTCCAGACTGGAGAGTCTGCCACTCAAGAACTTGTCAAGTGCAGCAATCACATCCTCTACGGTGCATTCATGAACTGTTCCTTCATCATCCCACTCAGACTCGTAATGTAGATCAAATAGTTGTTTTCTGGCTAGGAGAAGATCAAAGAGATGTTTCTTATCAGTTCCTTTGAATATAAATGTAAATGATGTACTCGAACTATTAGTTACGAAATCGGCTTTTCGTTTCATGTTAACACATCCTTATTCCGAAAAATACAGACGCATCTACGCCGTTTGGAATCCCAAAAAGTTCTCTGATTTCACCATTGTTTTGGACTTCAAGGAGATCTTTCATAGCGATTTCTTTGGTATCATCTTCAATATCTCCACCACCCCAGTCAACACCAACAATCATATGGTCGTCATCTTTGGCGCCCATCTCACGACCTAACATAACCTCAATATGTAATCTCTCCTGGTCATCCATTGTCCGTTCCCAATCGAAGTAACCATCTTCGTCTTTATATTTGTCCGGAAGTTGACTTTTATGCAACTCCCATCCAACGATTAGAAAACTACAAGTTGAGCTGTTGGTAACAAAGTCTAATCTCTTTCTCATGAACTCCACCTCACTTTCTCCATGTCAATTCCAAGTCTCTCGAAGAACTGGTACATATCAAAATTGTCCATGAAAGTAGTACCCTTTATTTCGGATACGCCAGATACGATGTTCCAGTTGTCGTCGCCAGCCATATAGAAATCATCCCAACCCAAACATTCACAAAAATCTTTATAATTCATGATAGCAAATTGCTGGACTGGAGATAGATCACATAAACTTATTACGAAACTGGATGACGAACTGTTGGTAACAAAGTCTAGTTTTTTCTTCATTTTTCTTTCCTTTTAAAATATCCCTCCATTCCAATCCCAATCAAACTTCCAAATGCCCGCGATAAGACCACCTCCCATCACCGCTGTCCAAAATAGACTTATATCTTCATAATGATATTTGATGACATATAGTGCTACTGCGCAAATACCAAGGGAAGCTAATCCTTTTCCAAGACCAATCAACCCATGACCAATTGCTCTAACGCCAACCGTCCGTTTCAAAAGGGCATTGATTTGGTCTTGATCTAAGAGTCTTTCTGAATCCTTTGAATGCAAGTCCGTCATTCCATACTCTCCTTATTCCGTGATGTTTAATATCACTTCCATATTCATCATGGTTTCCAAATGAACAAGGAACAAGTCTCCCATCTGGTGTAATGTAACAACTCATCCTTGCACCCTCACAAGTGTCAACGTACTCCTGTTCCAACTTGTTGAGTTTTCTAAACCTCATGATATGGTTTACTAAGCAGCTATCCATCCCAACTTTAAATTTCGTTTTTGGAAGTGCAATTCCATAGCTGAATAATTCCAGCATGAGATCAGTTGGAATCCATTTCTCCAAATCTCTACCACGACCTTGTGGCTTAAACAAGAGAAATATCACAGCATTTAACTTCTCTATATTGACACGACCACTCCATGCATCTTGACCATCTAAAATGGCTATCGACTTCATGAAGTTTGGCGCAGAAAAGACTAGATGAATATTTGTTTTGACTTCTGCATCCATCAGTCTGTTTAAAGCTGAGAATGTGAACTCCTTTCCATAGTCGCTAACAGCAACAGCTCCGCAATACTTTTTGGATGATTCTATTTGTTCATCTGTAAGACCATTACCGCTGGTAGTGTAGTTTGGAATCACACCATTTTCACATGCGTATTTAATGATCTCCTCGAATTGCGGATGAAGATTTGGATCTCCACGACCACCCAACGCACATTGACATGTACCATCTTTTGCTTCGTCAATGATTTGTTTGAACAGATCCAGAGTCATATGTGGCTCCACCTTATCTCCTTGGTAACACATCTTACATTTATTCGGACAGCTACCCATAATTCCAATGTCCAGCATACTCGGAAATTCCAGAGAAAAGGGATCGTCGTTTCCATTAATCCCTTCCAATTCTTCTTCCCCGGTTTCTGTGTTGAATGCTATCCGGTATGTACTTGTTTTGATTTCCTTAATCATGTTAAGTCCTTTCTATTCCACAAATGCATTGTTAAGTGCAACACTCTTACAGTAGAGTGCCTTTTCGACCATAACATCACGATCTTTCAACGTGATGGGTCTGCCACTTCTAACAACTTTTGACAGGTAATCCTTTGCTAGAGGACATTTAGAAATCTGGAGTTTTAAATCTAGATACTCATCCTCTGGAAGAAGATCGTTAAGATCATATTGAACATCTTCCTCAAATTCCTCTGGTTTCGGGGGTGGTGAAGATACTTTGAAAGAATCTACATACATTGGTTCCGATACTGGCGCCGGCTCCTGTCTGACAGGCTTATAAGATTGTTTCTTCCAAGGATCATCTTCCTCTCCACCCCGAGCTAAAGTTAGCACTTTATCATACCACCTACCATCAATCTCACTAAATTTGTTTGCACGTCTTTTCTTTCTCGTGTCACCTGTCCACGACTCTTCAATTGTCATTGTAACATCGTTTGTGGAGACAATGATTTTAGGAATATCTCCAAACGGAATAGCTGACTCATCAGGTTTGTATGTTCGTTTCCTGGTAGCAGCTCTAATAAACTTGAGATATTGTTGACCCCAAGCATTTTGGACTTTGCTGTAATACGCCTTCTCTTGTTCTGTCATTTTATTAAAAGCTTGCTGCGCTGCTTCGTCACCTTCATCATAAGAGTCACAAGCAGTACACATCACACTCAATAGAACAATGCAGAGAAGAGCTAGAAGTTGGTCCTTCAAACATGACCACATCTTAACCTCCTTTCACGCTTCCTCTAATACAATCGACTCACAAAATGGTCGAAGATAGAAGTCATAATATCGTTGTTTGTCAATATCAGATATGTCAATTAAATTGACTAATGACTCTGAGATCTCAGTTTCCCCATAACCCTTTAAGAAGATGATAAACTTCTTATTTTTTATTGGAATGCAAAATAGAGCTTTATCATCTCCAATTACGACTTCGTCTTTGATCTTTTGAAGTCTTGTAAATGTTGCTTCTTTGTCCGTGTTTCTAAGAAGTAGGAGTTTTGTAAACATCTTATCCATCGCCTCATATCTATGGGGAACCCCTTTGATGATAGATTCACCTCCCCATGCTATAAACTTCTGGCGATTAGATGCTATAACCATGTACTCAAATACATGACGTAACTCTAGTGGGATATATTGTGAAGTTGTTTTTTCCAACAGTTTACTAGAAACAAACCCATCATATGCTCGCAATATTAGATCGTCCTCACTAATCCCATTCAATGTAAGATACGAACTAATCGTTGACTCTGTCGTGTTCCTAAGAGCTGCGGTCAACCTAGGATTGTCTCTCATTAACTTTCCAATTTGTGTGTTTCTTTCTTGCTTATCATCCTTTGGAATTTGTGACATATCAAATCCTAGCCTCTCCATAATTACATAATGACAAGAAGATATATCATATGAGTACACATTCCGAAGGACGAGGCGACATGATTTGTTTATGTCCATATTTCACCTTTTGGAGTCGGGCGGGTAGGTGACTAGTCTACCCGCCCTTATGGGAGGAGGTGTCGACGTCTAGGATGACGCCAACCACATCAACACATCGTCGATCTGCATCAAATGGTTAATATCAGTGACTTCCTTCGCTTTGTCAGTCATCCATTTAATTGCATCCGCCTTTGTGGTAATGTCATCAATTGACTTTTGTACTTGCTTATACTGGATTTGCAAACCTTCTGCATCCAGTTCGTTTCCAAGACTCTCTTGAATAGCAGTCATATCTGGTTCGACCATATCAAGACCAGTATCTTTCTTTTTCAATTTGGTCTTGGAATATGGAATCAAACTTCCATCAACACTGATACAATACTGTGTAATCAAACCTGTCTTGACGCCATAACACTTCAAGAATCTTCCCTGTCCGCAATCATACACAATTACGAACCCGTTATTGAAGACATTCATTGTATGACCTGGAAGATTCAGTACAGGAAATGTCTTCGCCTTCTTAAAGATTTCAATCTCTCTCACCAGACGACCCTCATCATTCTTTATATCTTTTGTATTCTCCACAGAGAATATCAAAGTGGCATCTGGATCAACATCTCGAATTGAAACCTTGACCGGATTCACATTCGGAAAGTTCTGATGATTTTTAGAAAACCATTCAGACAACGGGACCGTGCTAATCTCATGTCGATCTTCTTCTTCCTCAGTATCCTGCTCAGAGGGAGCTGTATCCTCTAAATCAAGAGCTGTTTCTTCTTGCACAGGAACGTCGGTCTCGTCGATCATTTGAGCCAAATTATCGTTCATTTCTTCTATTCCCTCCTTCTAGTACACCCCCTTGCAAGGTACGCAAGAGAATCTTCGCTTACCCTCATTAATATATACCACCTTATACTCGTGACCGTTCAGCATGAATTTGTCACCAATAGAAGGTAGCGGAGTTTCTTGTTTCTCCTCCTTCTCCTCTGGTTCGGGTTCCTCAACTTTCTTCGCATCAGACCCTAGGTCTACACTGTTGCTATTCTCAACAGTAAGATCACCTTCACCTGTGAGTCTTGGCACTTCAATAGAACTCTTGATTTGTTCTACTACTTCTTCGGGAACTTCATTCCCGTCTTGGTCCTTGATCATGTAATATCCTCCTCTTGCCACTTTGGATTAACTTCGAATAAACGGCGCCACTCATCAACATTCACTACTGCATATGCTTCAAGAGCAGCGCCTGCTAAAGCCATAATTTTTATGAGATATTCATATGTGAGGACAGGTGCAGCCGTATTATTTTTTGCTTCTCTACACCCGATTAACCACGGAGGGAGACTATTTTCCCATTTGTTCGCGTATGACGACTTTGCTTTCTCTAATGTCTCTTCAATGAACTGAAGGAAACTTGCTACGTTGAGGTTTGGATTGTCCTCATACGATCCAAACACTCTTTTCTCATACTCCCTCTCTTTTAGATACAACTGGATCAACGTCTGTTTATCCATTGATTCCCCCTTGGTAATCCATAGCCATAATTTCTGACTTTTCACGAATCCGTTTCCGGATCGCGACTGCTCTTTCACCAACACTAGGTTGGAGCAGTACAAGTCGATCCCACTTGGTTCTTTTGCCTTTTGGTACATAATCCTTCTCCCACTTTGTTCCTCCAGCGATCCATGCGGGTTTTCTTTCAACACCGTCTTGTATACCATGGAGGAAGAAAGCCAACTCTGTCGCCCTGGTTGCAAACCTGAGATTAGGAATAATGGAGTTATTGAGAAGTCTTCTCCATCCATCTAACCTGACCAAATCTTCCTGGGTATCCTTAAACACTGGATATTCTCCCTCGTACGGCGGGATGTCAACCTCGACTTGTAGAGATCGAAACTTAACTGACTTACCTTGTTCCCGATCTTGCTTTGGCCACTTGGTCGGCGCACCATCACCAGTTTCTGGGAATTGGATTCCTGCCTTTTGCATTCTCTTCATCTGAGCGAAATAATCCTTCGCTTGATCGGTAAGCCTCTCAATGAGAGCTTTAGTAATAAAATAATGCTTACCGTAAAGACTTGTCCATCTGTTGGGATGCACAAAGTTCTTAAAGACAACGCGGTTTCCTGTCCACAATGAATTCTCAAACAGGAATTTGTTTTCTTCTGCAGAAGGATCCCACTCAATCCGGTTCCATCCACTATACCATGTCCCTGACGGATCGGTAAGTGAGTAGGTTCTATAATCTCCTACACTGTCAGTTGTCATAACATTGGCGTCCTTGATCCTGATTCCAAATGAGAAAACGTCTTTGTTGGACGTCAGATTCACAATCGGACCATGACGATTGGTAGAAGACGAAACTCTCTGACCTTCCTTAATCGTCTTTGGACGCATCGACTTATACGTAGGGATATTGATCACAGCGCCTCGTTCCGCAATCGTCATCAGGAAACATGCGAGATCCAGATCGGTACCTTTGAAAATCCCATCTACTATTGCTGGTCCGGGTTTCCTTGAGTACATATCAAAACTCCACCAACCTTCCACTGCCTTCACAATCTCAAATGGAGGGACTGCCTTGTCCAATACCATTTTCATAACTGGGTGATCTAAAACTTCCTTCAACGTCTTTGCTACATGCTTTCTTTCCGTCATTTTCATTCTCCTCCTAAGTGCTCATACATTTCCCTATTAGGTTTTTCATCAACTTTTTCCCAAGGAAATACAATCCAATCACTTGTTTCTTCACAGTACATCGTTGGAAAGTATTTCGTGTGGGGTTTCACGTATAAAGTAAAGGTAAGAAATCTTTTGTGGTTCATACATTCAAAGAACTCAAGAAATGTCTTACCGGTGTCAGATACATCATCCACAACAAGGAGGTATTTCTTATCCTCTTCTGTAAGAGTATAAATAACACCATCTCTATGCGTATATAGAATATCTGCAAACTTTTCTACATACTCAAGACCAAGAGCATGGGATAGATGAAGAGCGATAGCAACTCCACCTCTTGGTATACCGTGGACGAATTTTGGTTTCGGATAAATCCCCCACGCTGTAACTTCCTTTTCATATTTTCTCCTCAGAAACTCAAATAACATAGAGTAATACTGAGGATAACCCAAGTAGATTTTTTTGACTTCCATTCAATTCCTCCTAGAAGACAGTCTTCTCAATTTTCCCACCTTTGCTAGCAGGAAATCTGAATGCGTGTCCCTTGTTAGGACCTGAAATCAACATGATTACAAAACAGTGATCTCGATAAGTAGTACCTTTGTATTTCTCTCGTACGTATCTATCAATGATCACACCATATTGTCCCTGTGCGTATCGTGGTTTATCCAAATGTCTAGATATTTTAATGATATCACCTTGCTGGATATTTAGATTAGGATGTGAATTTGGTTCAACCCATTTGTATTGAAATCTATACTCGTACGGTTCTGGATTCCATTTTAACATCCTATTTCCATAAGGTTGACAAACATCCCATTGATCAGACCCTATTGGGATTCCATAATTTTCTAATCGCAGTACATTTTTTATCTCGACCACTCCCTTCAGGCATATGTCTGACCATCAACTCTGTGAATGTTTCTCCAAGATCAACTTTAAAAGCATCCGTAAAGAAGTCAATTCCCAAGTCAATACTAAACACATGCATAATCAACTCTACAATGTCATTTGTGTTGAATTTTTCAGTGTGACCCCGACGATTTTTAATAATTCTTGCTTCACCATCTGTAATCTCAATGAGTAGATCAGCTTTGGTGATTTTGTCCAAGAAAGTGTTATATGTTGGTCTTCCAGTCAACATCACCGATTACCACCTCCCTTATATAAGAGATAGGCGCCAACTCCAAAGAGAAGTCCCGAAACTAAATAAATTGGATCTATCTCCAACATACCATATGTCCCAGTTGGAATACTAACAAGCATCAATATCAGACCCAAGCGCATCTTTTTGTTCATTTTTCTGATCCCCCATAAACATTTGGATGCCCAGTCCAGCTACAATACCTGCAAGGAAAGATCCAATCACTCGATTGACCAAAAGTATTGAGACCAGAACCCCAAGTACTATGCCCGTTACGATGATTATAGCACCAACTTTTTTGTGTTGCGGCCACCCATTCCATATGTTACCTACAGTTCTCCAAGACCATTCCCACGTTTTGATGGTTCCCTTTGACAGTTTATCTACAATGTCCATTTCCACCTCCTATGGTTTGAAAAATTCTTTTGCGACCAACCAGTAAAACTTCATTCTCTTTTCAAATTGGATCTTGTCCAACCATTTGAAAATTTTTCTCTCAAGTGGCTTCCATACTCCAATATCCATGAGGATTATATTTACACCCACACCTACAAGGAGACCAGTGCAGATTCCGCTCCATCTACCCCAGTTATTTACTGACGCAAACAGACCAAGAGAGAATGCATTGACTATAAGTATAACTCCCCATAGTTTTATCATTTTGCCCTCTTCTTATTTCCAGAGATTCTGGAATA